GGTCAGCTCGCGGCCGGCATGGGCGCCGGGCTCCAGTTCGTGCTCACCACGCTGGCCAACCCGTACTGGGCCGGGTTCTTTGCCATGCTGGGCAACGCCGCGGGCACGGTGATCCCGCGGCTGTTCCAGTCCCTGATGACCCTGGCCTGGGCCGGCGCCGAGCTGATCCGGGCGTTCCTGCCGTTCGCCAGCGTCGGGCTCGGCGTGCTCGACATGCTCTCCGTTCTGATCGCCGGACTGGCCGGCCCGCTGGCCCAGGCGCTGATCGGGATGGTGCCGGCCGCCCAGGCGTTCATCGGCGCGCTCGGGTTCCTCGGGCCGTTGCTGCTGGCCCTGTCGCCGATTCTCAACGCGATGGGCGTGGCGCTGTCCCAGGTCCTCGGCGCGGCCCTGCAGGCGCTCACGCCGATCCTGGTGGCGCTGACGCCGTTCCTGGTCCAGTTCGCTCAGAGCATCGCCACCGGCCTGGTCGGGGCGATCCAGATGGCCACCCCGTTCTTGGTCATGCTGGCCACCTGGATGTCGCAGAACCCGGCGCTCGTGATGGGCGTGGTCGGCGCGGTCATCACGCTGCTGGGCGCCCTGCGCCCGCTCGGGTTCGTGCTCGGCCTGATCGCCACCTGGGCGCTGCGGTCCATGCTCATCGGGGCCCTGGGCGCGGTGTTCGCTGCGGTCGGGCTGCAGGGGTCCAAGCTGGCCCAGATCGTGTTCGCGCTGCTGCGCCCGTTCTCCGCGCTCGGGCTGGCGGCCGGCGCCGCGGGCGGCTACATGGCCCTGTTCCGCAACGTGATCATGTTCATCGGCCGGGCCATCCTGATGGCGCTGGGCCCGATCGGGATCCTGATCGTGGCGTTCGGGATCCTGTACCAGTCCTCCGAGCCGTTCCGGAACGCGATCAACGGCTTGCTGGGCGTCCTGATGACGCTGATCGGCCAGATCGTCAGCTCGGTGATGCCGATCTTCACCGTGCTGGGCCAGGTGCTCGGGATGCTCGGCGGGATCGTCGGCCAGCTCGTCGGCCAGCTCGCGGCCGCGCTCGTCCCGGTGATCAACTTGGTGGCCGGCGTCCTGATGCAACTGGCCGGCGCGATCCTCCCGCCGCTGATGCAACTGGTCGGCGCGCTGGTCCCGGTGATCGCCCTGCTGGGCCAGGCGTTCGGCCAGATCCTGGTGGCCGTGCTCGGGCCAGTGATCGGCGCGCTCGGTCAGCTCATCGGGGCGGTGCTGCCGCCCCTGGTGATGATCATCCAGAACGTGCTCATCCCGGTGATCGTTTTCCTGGCTAACCTCTACACCTCGGTGCTGAGCTGGGCGATCACGAACGTGCTCATCCCGGCCATCCAGTTTCTGATCCCGATCCTGGTGGGCCTGGCCGGCGTGCTGAGCCAGGCCATCGCCTGGGTGATCACCAACGTGGTGGTGCCGGCGCTCAACTTCCTGGTCCCGATCTTCCAGTGGATCGGCGCGGCCGCGATCTGGCTCTGGCAGACCGCGATCGTGCCGGCCTGGAATGCGATCTCCGCGGCGATCTCGTGGGCCTGGAACACCGTGATTTCGCCGGTGCTGAACTTCATCTGGCAGGCGCTGCAGTTCCTCGGCGCGGTGATCTTCGTCGTGCTCGTCGCGCCGTTCATCGTCGCTTTCAACTTGATCACCGCGGCGCTGACCTGGCTCTGGGTCAACGTGTTCCAGCCGATCTTTGCGGCCATCGGCGCGGCCTGGTCACTGCTGATGATCGGGATCAACTGGGTCTGGGTGAACGTGCTCAAGCCCTGCTGGGACGCGATCATCATGGCGCTGACCTGGCTTTATGTGAACGTCTGGCTCCCGATCTTGGCCGGGATCGAGCAGCGCTGGGCGCTGCTGATGGCGGCGCTGAACTGGGTCTGGCTGAACGTGCTCAAGCCCTGCTGGGACGCGATCATCGCGGGGCTGACCTGGCTCTACAACAACGTCTGGCTGCCGATCCTGGCCGGGATCGAGCAGCGCTGGGCGCTGCTGATGGCCGGGATCAACTGGGTCTGGCTGAACGTGCTCAAGCCCTGCTGGGACGCGATCGTCGGCGGCCTGCAGTGGGTGGGCGAGAAGTTCGACCAGGTCACCAACTGGATCGGTGAGATCTGGGCCCGCATCCGTGGTTTCCTCGCGAAACCAATCAACTTCATGATCAACACGGTGTGGAACGAGGGCATCGTCCCGGCCTGGAACAAGGTGGCCGACCTGTTGCCCGGCGTCGACCCGATCGGACCACTGCGGCCCATCCCGGAGAACGCCGAGGGTGGCCCGATCGGCCGGCACGGCGGCACCAAGCGTGCGGGTGGCGGGATGCTGCGCGGCCCGGGGACCGGCACCTCGGACTCCATCCTGGGGATCGACGCCCGGCGCAAGATCCCGACCTCCTGGGTGTCGAACCGGGAGTTCGTGGTTCGGGAGTCGATCGCCAAGCGAACGGCACCGTTCCTGCAGGCGCTCAACGCCGGCAACGGTGAGGCGCTGCAGGCCGCCGGGGGGCTGCGCCGGGTCGCGCCCAAGGCGTTCCACGGGAAGTCCGGTTTCGACCGCAACATCCCGCGCCGCGCTGCCGGTGGCCCGGTGGAAGTCCGGATCGACGAGGCCAAGCGGTGGCTGTCCGGCCCGGCCCGCGGCGCCCCGTATGTCTACGGTGGAGGGACCAACCCGCGCGCCGGCATGGACTGCTCGTCCATGGTCTCGGCGGTCACCCACATCCTGTCCGGCCGGCCGCCGGACTCGGGCCGGATCGGCACCACGGCGTCCATGCCGTGGGGCGGGTTCGCGCCGGGGCTCAACAGCGCCTGGGCGGTCGGCAACAAGCCGGCAGACCACATGGCCGGCACTCTGGCCGGCCAGAACGTCGAGCAGCACGGTCCTAATGGGACGCCGTTCTCGTTCCCGAGCCGGTGGGGTGCCGATAACGGGTACTTCACCCAGCAGTGGCACCTCCCGGTCGTCGGCGGCCAGTTCGTTTCCGGTGGCAACGGGAGCGGCGGTGGCCTGGCCTCGTTCATCCGCGGCATCTTCGAGGAACTGACCAACCCCGCGCTGGACGGCCTGCGGGCGATGCTCGGCGAGCCCCCGCCGTTGTGGCGCAAGGTCCCGGTGGACATGGCCACGATGTGGCGGGACAAGATCCTGGACTTCCTGTTCAGCAAGGACACCAGCTCGGGCTCGGGGATCGACGTCTCCGGGATCTCCGGACCGGTGGTGGACCAGGTCCGCCAGGTGGCCGCCCAGTTCGGCTGGTCCGAGGGCGCCGAATGGGACGCCATCGTCCGGCTGATCCAAAAAGAGTCGAGCTGGAACCCGAACGCAGCGAACCCAACATCAAATGCCAGAGGCCTCTTCCAGAAGATGACGTCTGCACATGGCCCGGTGGAGCCGACACCGGCCGGGCAGGCTGCCTGGGGCCTGGACTACATCCGCGGCCGCTACGGCACGCCGACCGCGGCTCTGGCGTTCCACAACGCGCGCAACTACTACGCCGGTGGTGGGTTCGTGCGCCCGGCCGACCCGTTCGACAACGGCGGGGTGGCGCGGGGCAAGGGAATCATGTTCAAGGACGTGATCCGGGACGAGCGCGTCCTGGACCCCGAGCAGACCGGGGACTACGACACCCTGTCCGCCTACCGGAAGATGATCGACGACGGCCGGCTGGTCCCAACTCGCAACCTGGATCCCCGCCAGGTGGCGCTCATGGCCGGCGCCGGGGTCCCCGGCGGGCGTGAGGTGCATCTGCACGTGCACGGCGACGTGAACGACCCGATGGACGTGGACAGCCTCTACAACCAGCTCGACTGGCGGGAACGGAGCACGACGCTGTGACCGTCACCAAAATCCGGCTGTTCGACGGTGCCCGGGAACTGGTCCTGGGTGGACGGGACAACACCCGCGACGACATCCTGGTCCACAAGATCAACCCGGGGTCGCCGACCGTACGCACGGTGGCCGAGGACCGCACCGGAGCCCACGGCCAGTACGACACCACCCGGTACTACAGCGGGCGGGTGGTCGAGATGGTGGCCACCGTCTGGTCGCCGAGCCTGCTGCGGGAGATCACCACCTACCTGTCTCCGGCGCTGCGCCCGATGCTCGGGATCACCGACCCCGACATCTACGACGGGGAACGGTTCCTGCTACTGCGCCGGGACAACTTCACCCCGGGCGACATCGACCACATGGCGCACATCCGGCGCCCGCTCCAGTTCCAGTGGGCCTGCCCGACCGGCGCCTGGCAGGCCACCGACCCGGTCACGTTCGAGCTGAACGCCGAGACCGAGGACCCGGCCGGGATCACGTTCCCGATCGAGTTCCCGATCTCGTTCCCCGCGGCCCAGCCGCGCGGCCGGGTGTTGCACACCAACCCGGGCACCGAGCCGGCCGACCAGGTGGCCCGGCTCTACGGCCCGTGCCGCGGGCCGCGCTACACCAACGACACCACCGGCGAAACGCTGGCGTTCACCACGGACCTGGTGATCGGCCTCGGTGAGTACGTCGAGATCGACACGGCCAACCACACGGCCTACTACCTGTCCGACCCGGCCGCCACCCGGGCTCACTTCCTGGACTACACGGTGTCCACCTGGTGGCAGATCCCGCCCGGTCAGAGCGTCGTGCGCTATCACCCGACGTCCGAGGTGGACGCCGGCTCCGGTTCCGTGACCACCTACCGCCCCGCCTGGGTTGACCAGTGAGGATGATCTAGTGGCTCTGCTCAAGCCCGCGGTGCTCCAGCCGGTTTCCGGCGACACGGCGATCCCGTACTCGGCCCAGGACTTCCGGGCGACGCTGCTCTCGGCGATGTTCAGCCGGGAAGGGGTCTACGACCTGCGCGGCGGGCACCTCAAGGTGGCCCAGCGCGCGCTCGGCGCGAACATGACCGTGGAGGTGGCCGCGGGCCGCGCCGCGATCCAGGGCGACGACGCCTCGGACCAGGGGATGTACGCGGTCACCAACACCACCGCGTACTCCCTGGCCGTGCCGGCACCCCCGGGCTCGGGCTCGCGCACCCACCGCGTGGTCGCCCAGCTCCGGGACCGCTCGGCCAACGCGGCCTACGCCGCGAACACCTACGACTGGTTGCCGATGCTGCTGCCCGACACCGGAACCGGTGTCCCGGCCGAGCCGGCCTCGGCGATCACCCTGTCCACCGTCACCGTGCCGGCCGGGGCCGGGTCCATCGTCAACTCCATGATCTCCGACGCGCGCAAGCGGGCCAGCGTCGGCACGGCCGCCGTGGACGGCCTGATGGGCGCGTTCTACTCCGGGTACTCCCCGAACGACGCCACCCGGCCGTGCCGCTGGTCGGTCAACCCGGACGGCTGGGTCCAGCTCTCCGGGTTCCTGCGCTGGGTCGAGATCCCCACCACGGTGCCGGCCGGTGAGCAGCGCACCATGGGCGGCACGCCGCTGGCCGACCCCGCGGTCAAGCCCCCCGGCATCCGGGACTTCGTCGGTGCGTCGATCTTCGGACCGGTGCATTACGCGGTGTACCCCGACGGCCGGATCTACCACCGGTTCCAACAGGCCGTGACCTACCAGACCAACGGGTCGTGGTTCTCGTTCGACGGCTGTTTCTACCGGATCTGAGGGGCTCCCGACCATGACGCACCCCGCCTCGGGCAACGCCACCTGGCAGGACTACCCGAACACCACCACGCCGGTCACCGCGGCCAGCCTGGAGGGGATCGAGAACGCGCTGGACGAGCACGAGACCGCGCTGGCCAGCGGAGGGGCCACCAAGCCGATCGGGCACGCCGGCTACACCGCGGGCTCCCAGGGGCTCAACAACGTCAACGGGGCGTTCCTGAACCTGACCGCCTCCCAGATCACCCGGGGCGGGGTCACGTTCAGCGCGGCCAACGACAGCCTCACGGTGCCGACCACCGGGCCCTACCGGGTGAGCGCGGGCATCTACATGACCGGCGGGACCGCCCCGTGGAAGGCGGTGTGCGCGGTGACCAAGAACGACAGCGCGCTGCCTCCGACCACCAACCTGATCTCTACGATCTTCGGCTACAAGCCGGACGCCACCGACTGGACCACGTTCCGGTCCGCGGTGGTGGAGCTGGCCGCCGGGGACGTGCTGCGTTTGCACGTCAAGGGCTCCAGTGGCTCGGTCTACGGTACCTCCGGATACGAGACGTTCCTGGCCGTCGAGTACGTGGGGCCGTAAGTGGCCACCTACCCCTCCGCTCCGGACTTCTACCCGGGCGCCGCGGGTGCCTATCCCGGCTATCTGGAACTGACCGGCCCCGGCCCGAGCGCGCCCGAGCTACCGCCCCCACCGGACAAGGTGGCCCCGGAGCCCCCGGCCCTGGTGGTGGACGCGCCCCAGTCCACCTGGCTGTTCGGGATCGGGCCGGCGCGCGAGGGAGGGATCACCCACGACATCCCCCAGACCTCCATGCGCAAGCTCTCGGTGAAGCTCACCGAGTCCTCGGACGCCTCGTTCGAGATGGACGGCCGGGACCCGGTGGCCGGGTGGATCGACGAGCTGGCCACCGACCTGCACGTGCTCTACCGCCGGTCCCCGGCCGACGCGCGCCAGCAGCTCTACCGCGGCCGGATCGGCAAGGCGTCGGACAAGGGGTCCAAGGAAAGCCACCGGCTCTCGGTGCCCTCGGTCGACTACCGCGGCGTCCTCAAGCGCCGCTACCTGTTCACCGGCGCCCAGCAGACCTGGACCGGGGTGGACCAGACCGCGATCGGCTGGGGTCTGATCACCCAGACCCAGAACGCCACCGGCGGAGGCGGCTACCTCGGGATCACCAACGGCTCGGTGCCGTCCGGGATCACCCGGGACCGCACCTACGAGCTGGCCGACGAGATCGGCGCCAAGATCCAGGAACTGTCCGAGGTCCAGGACGGGTTCGACTGGGACATCGTGCCGGTCAACGAACGCGTCCTGGAGTACCAGACCTGGTACCCGCGCCGCGGCCTGGACCGCAACGTCCTGATCGAGTACGGGGGCAACGCCTCCGAGTTCACCCGAGATGTCGACTCCGGCGCCTACGCCAACGCCATCCGGATGACTGGCAAGGCGCCCGAGGGCGGAGGCTCCGAGCCCCCGCCGCACGAGCGCTACGCCGCGGACATCACTACCGCGCCGCAGGGCCGCTGGGAGGCCGTGATCGGCTCGGACATGGTCACCGCGGCCGCGGTCAACGACCGGATCGGCTGGCAACTCGCGGAGTCCCAGGTGGTCCGGCCGTCCTACTCGTTCACGATGAAGCGCGGCTGGTGGCAGGGCCCGGACCACTGCTGGGTAGGCGACGGGGTTCTGGTCCGGCTGATCTCGGGCCGGCTGAACGTTACGGACGCGGTCATGCGGGTCTATGAGATGGAGTTCACCCCGGACCCGAACGGCGGGGAGGCCGTCACGGTGACCGTCAACGCGCCCAAGCCGAACCCGGCACGGCGGGCCGCGGCCATCGAGCAACGCATTGCTGCTCTCGAACGTCGGTAGATGCGTACCGCCACCTGGCCCCCGGTCGTTGGACTGGTGGCACCCCTACTCGGGAGGTTCCGGCATCCGGAGGCACACATGATCCCCCGGCCTGTCGTGATCATCGTGGTTCTGGTGCTGCTGACCTACCTGGGCGCCGATATCGGCGGCCAGTTCGTCATCCCTGGCCACACGGCCAACCCGGTGATCGACGGCGGCATCATCGCCCTGATCGGCGCCATCGTCACCGGCGTCAAGGGCCCCAAGCCCTCCGACCCCGCGTCCCCCGAGGACCCGGCCCCGGATCCGGTTCCGGAGTTCCCCTCGGCCACTGCTCCGTTACCCGCCGCTGATCGTCCTGACGTCGGGCGCCACCACCGATCCCGATCCGAGGGTCCGCCATGATCCACCCGGTTGCCCAGGTGCGTTCTGCCGTTGCTCATGCCCGGTTCGACCCGCGCGCCGTGCTCGTGGGGCTCGTGCTGATGTTCCTGGCCGCGCTCGGCGGCTGGGGGCTGGCCGGGGTGACCGCGTCCAAGGCCGACAAGGTCATCACCCCGGTGGCCGAGATCTGTTCCCAGCGCTCGGCTGCGTCGGCCGAGCTGGCCAACCTGGGCACCTGCGCCGCGGCCAACGACGCGCGCCGCGCCGGCCCGTACGTGATCACCCGCGCCGGTGCCCCGGGAGATGCCGGGGCCCCCGGTACCCCCGGCAAGCCGGGCGGGCTCGGCGCTCCGGGAACCCCTGGCACCCCCGGGGTCAACGGCACCAACGGCACCAACGGCCTGGCGGGCCAGAACGGCACCAACGGCGTGGACGGCCTGGCCGGCACCAACGGCGTGGACGGGCTCTCCCCGCCGTGCCTGGCCGAACCTGCGATGTGCCAGGGCCGCGACGGCCGCGACGGTGTCGACGGACAGCCCGGCCGCGACGGTGTCGACGGCCAGCCCGGCCGTGACGGGGCCCAGGGCCCGCCGGGGCCGACCTGTCCCGAGGGGACCAGCCTCCAGCCGGTCCAGTTCGCTTCCGGCCAGCAGGGCCTCGGATGCGTGTCCGAGGAACCCGCTCCCACCACCGACCCGGGGACCGAGTGAGCACACCTGATCTGCTGCGCCTGATCGCGGCCGGGCTGGCCGCGCTCGTCTCCGGTGCGGTGCTGATGGTCCTGGTCCGCTACTTGTACGCCGCGCGTCGGCGCTCCGGTCCGGGGCGGATCCTCGCCCGGCACGTGGCCGAGGTGTCGGTTGGGACGTTCGGCCAGACCACGGCCACCGCCTGGGCGCTCTACGACGGCCTGGACAAGATCGTCACCCAGGCCGCCACCACCGCCCGCGTGGTCATGTGGACGGTCGGGATGCTGCTGCTACTGATCGGCGTGATCGAGGTCGGCGCCTACCAGCGGAAGCGGACCCGGGCCTACCCGCAGCGCCAGGAACAGGTCCGGACCGCGATCCGGGAGGCCATGAACCGGCGCCGGGTCACCGGCCCGCGAGCGGCCGACCACGTGGCGCTGCTGGCCACCAACGCCGTGCTGCGCCTGGAGGGCACCCCGGTGCTGGACGAGCCCCGACGCCCGGCCCGGCGCGCGCCCGAGCCGACCGAACCGGTGGACGCGGTGGATCCGGAGGAGGCCACCGGCCACGGCCGGCACGAGCTGCGCGAGGACCGGAGGCCACCGACATGATGAGCCGCTGCGTGTGCGGGCATCCCGCCGACCGCCACGACCACTACCGGGACGGCTCGGACTGTGGCCAGTGCGGCTCGGGGCGGTGCCCCTGGTACATCGCGCTGGCCGACCGGATCGAGCTGGCCGGGCTGATGACCACGGCCCAGCGCCTCGCGCTGGCCGAGTCGGACGCGCACTTCTACCGCAACCTGTCCCACCTGGCCGAGTACAACCCCGGCTACCGGGACCGGATGACCGCCGCTGACACCCAGCCGATACGGGCCCGGGTCCCCGCTCAGCGCAAGGTCCCCACGATCCGGGCCGAGTTGGAGGCCCGCCGGGTCCGTGCCGCGGCGCGGGCCCGGAACAACAGGGAGGGGAGCCGATGAGCTGGTGGGACCGGATGTTCCTGTCGCGCAAGGTGTTGTCTGACATCCAGGCCACGGTCTGGAGAGTGGAAAGCAAGATCAACGGATTGGGGAATGGCATGGCTGACGTGTCGCAGGTGCTCAACGACGTGGCCGCCGGGCTCCGGGACAACCTGGGCCCGCGGATCTCCGAGCTGCTGGCCGAGAACTCCCGGCTCCGGGTGCGCAACGCCGAGCTGGAGGGCGAGGACGTGGCCGAGTCCGACGCGGCCACGAACACCAAGTCCGCTTTCGACCAGGTGGCCGGCCTGTTCGACCAGACCGAGGAGGCCCCGACCCCGGACCCGCTCCCGGAGCCCCCGGCCGAGGGTGGCCCGGTCGTCGTGGACGAGTCCCAGGGCTGAGTGATCCCGATGGGTCAGTGGGCGGCGCGGTCGGACGGTTCCTGGGACTGGGACCCGACGCCCGCTGACCCGTCGGTTACCTACATGCTCCCCAGCTACGCCGGAGGCTCCCCGATGGCCGACTACCGCGACCAGCACGACCAGCGCGACCAGGGCCAGCAGCCCCGGGTGCCGCGCAGCATCTACGACCCCAGCCTGGGCGCGGACGGTGGCGGCCACTACGCCGACCCCGAGCCGCTGCCCACGATCGACCCGCAGACCGACCAGGATTGGCCTCCGCCGGACTGGGCCCCGGAGCACGACGAGCGCCGAGGCGGGACGCCCCAGTCCTACGCCGCACCGACGCCGGACCTCGTGTGCTGCCCGACGTGCGGGACCGGCGTGAACCCGGACCGCCTGCGGGACTGATGGACACCGCCACCCTGGCCAGCGCGATGGGCTGTTCCCGCGCGGTGGCCGAGCGCTACGTGGGTCCGTGCAACGCGGCGATGCTCACCGCCGGGTGCACCACCCGCAACCGTGCCGCGATGTGGTGCGCCCAGCTCGGCCACGAGTCCGCCGGGCTGCGCTACATGGAGGAGATCGCCTCGGGCGCGGCGTACGAAGGCCGGCGCGACCTCGGCAACACGGTGCGCGGGGACGGGCGCCGGTTCAAGGGCCGCGGCCCCATCCAGATCACCGGCCGGGCCAACTACACCGCGGTCTCGCGCTGGGCGCACGGCCGCGGCCTCGTGCCCACCCCGACGTACTTTGTGGACCATCCGGCCGAGCTGGCCTCGGACCGCTACGTGTTCCTCGGGCCGGTCTGGTACTGGACCGTGGCCCGCGCCCGGATCAACGCCATGTGTGACGCCGGAGACCTGGTCGGGGTCACCCGGGCGATCAACGGCGGGACCAACGGCCTGGCCGACCGGCGCAACCGCTGGGACCGCTGCCGTGGGCTCGGCGACCGGATCCTCCCCAGCGTCAACGCACCCGGCGCCCCGCGCCAGCCCCCGCCACCCCTGCCCGCTCCCCAGCCCCTGTTCGGAGACGACCCGATGATCTACGTCAAGTCCCCCGAGCCCACCAAGGACCAGCCCAAGCGGGAATGGCCGACCATCCGGGTACCGCTGGCGTTCGAGCCCGGTACCGGCCTGCTCAAGGTGGACCACTGTGGCCGCGGCGGATGGATCCACCTTGGACGGTGGTGGCTGCGGGCCAAGGCGTGGAACCCGAACGTCCCGCTGCACGACCACCAGGACCACCCGGTCGGCCCGAACGGCTCGGAACGGTTCGTCGGGTTCGGCTGGGTCACCGGCGCACCGCCCGCGGCCGACATGATCGAGATCGTGCTGTCCTGCCCGGACGGCGCGGTCATCCAGTGGTGGCGGACCAAGTGACCCCGACGCCGGCCGAGCGCGCCCTGGGCGCGGCCCTCGTGCTGGCCGGTCACGCGTTCGAGATCGTCCGCCGGGTACGAGCCCGGCGGTTCACCGAGAGGAACAGCAGATGACGACCCAGGTTTCCCCCGTCGACCGCCCGAACCCGCTCAAGAACGCGGCCAGCAAGGTGGGCACCGCCTGGGCCGCGGCCTCCGGCGTGGTGTCCGCGCTCGTGACGTTCGGCGTGCTGTCGGCCGCACAGGGCGAGGCGATCACACTGGCCGGGGCCGAGGCCCAGAACACCGTCACCGCGGTCGGCACCGTGGTGGCCGGCGTGCTCCCGCTGATCACCGGCGTGGTGGCCTCGTTCCGCACCGTGGCCGCGGCCAAGGACGACGTGACCCCGGTGGCCAGCCCCCGGGACAACCTCGGCAACGTCCTGACCCCGGACGTCCCGGTCGCCGGCCCCGTGACGGCCGCGGAGACCTGCGGCGACTCGGGCGTGGTGGCCCACGGGGACACCTGGACGAGCTGAGCCATGCCACACGGGGCGTTCGGGACGCCGATCATCGCGCTGCTTGACGTGGCGCGGCTGCTGACGACGGTGGTCGCGCTGCTGCTGATCGGCGCGATGTGCCGGGGCTGGGCCGGCGCCCCGCTGTCGCGGAGGCTGCGCCGGGCCGGCGTCGGACTCGTGCTGGTAACCATCGTCGGCTCGCGGATCGAGCGCATCGGGGAGCCGGTCACCTGGCAACTTGTGGCCGGCGCGATCGGCGTGGCGCTGATCGGCTGGGCCGAGGTCCGGCGGATGCGCGGTGACGAGGACCCACACAGCGGAGGGGGTAGCCGTGCCCGGCACAGTGCGTGATCTCATCCTGGCGGTAGACCGGGTGTTCTACGCCGACACCCGCACGCTGGACGACCCGCTCACCGGTGACCCGGTGGCCCTCGGCACCCGCTGGGTCGGTGCCAGCACCGTGGAGCTGGAGTACCTGGACCAGGACGTCGGGGCGATCCGGGTCAACGGCACCCTGGTGGCCCGCGCCGAGCCGCGTCCCGGGGAGCACTGGGCGCCCGAGGCGGTCCGGTTGCCCGAGGGCGGCGACTACACCGTGGCGCTCGGCGCCCGGCTGGCCATCACCGCCGGGGCCACGGTCAACCCGGGCGGCGGGGACCCCGAGGACCCCGACGGCCCGGACGTCCCGGCCCCCGGCGGATCGGTGATCGTGGACGCCGACACCGCGCCGGTAGACCTGCCGGTCGCGCTGCGCCGCGGCACCGACGGGCGGTTCCGCCCCGACCGGGCCGCCATCGCCGACCGACCGACCCGGGTGGAGGTCACGGCCGAGATCGGCACATCGATCGCCGCCCATGCGATCGATCCCGACCCGCACCCCGCCTACGACGACATCCCGGACCTGACGCTCTGGTACCGGAACGCCCTGCTCTGATGGAGGAACGATGACGCTGGAGACCCGCCTGCAGGAGCTGGCCCAGGCCAGCGGTACCGGGGACAAGGCGCTACGCGTACTGATCAACGGCAACGCCGCGGACCTGACCGCGCTGGCCACCACCGACAAGACGTCGCTGGTGAACGCGCTCAACGAGATCCACGGAGCCATCGCCACCGCGTCCGGGATCGACGACGCCACCACGTCCACGTCCTCGGTGTGGTCGTCGTCCAAGACGTCCACCGAGATCGCCACGGCGCGCGCCGGGGCGGTGGCCGACGCGATCGACGACGGCGCCCCGTCCACCACCACCGCCTGGTCGTCGTCCAAGACGGACACGGAGATCACCTCGGCGGTGGCCGACGTGATCGACGACGCGGCCCCCGCGGCCACCGGCTCCACGCTGTCGGCCAGCGCCATCGCCGCGGCCATCGCCAACGCCAAGTCCGAGCTGATCGGCGGGGCGGACACCCTCGCCGACACCTTGGGCGAGCTGCAGGCGCTGATCCAGGACACCGACTCGGACGTCAGTGCGATCACCACCGCGCTGGCCAACCGGGTCCGGGTGGACGCCGCGCAGGGGCTCAACAGCACCCAGCAGGCCCAGGCGCGGACGAACATCGCCGCGGCCGCGGCCGCCGACCTCGGCAACACCGACCGGGATCTCGTGGCCGACTACAACGCCGCGCTGGTCTGAGTCCACCTCTCCGCACCCGGAGGGGGTGAGCTATGGCCACACTGGAGGCCCGGCTGGCCGCGGTCGTGGCCGCGATCGGCGCATCGGTCAAGGCGCTGTCCGCCGACAAGGCCAACGATACGGCCGTGGTGCACAAGTCCGGCGACGAGACCGTCAACGGGGTCAAGACGTTCGGGTCCTCGCCGGTCATCCCGGTCCCGAGCGCCGCGTCTCACCCGGTCCGCAACGACGACAGCCGGAACTCGAACGCGCGCACCCCGACCGCGCACAAGACGAGTCATGCCACCGGCGGGTCGGACGCGCTCGTGCCCGGAGACATCGGCGCGGCCACCTCGGGGCACACCCACGACCTGTCCGGCTACGTCCCCACCACCCGCTCGGTGTCCGCGGGCACCGGCCTGTCCGGTGGCGGCACGCTGGCCGCCGACCGGTCTCTGGCCGTCTCCTACGGCACCACGGCCGGCACCGCCGCGCAGGGCAACGACGCGCGGCTGTCGGTGAAGCCGTACCCGCCGGTGGACCTCACCGACGGGGCCACGGTGGCGCTCAACGCCGCGGACGGGACCCACTTCCGGCTCGCCGCCTCCGGGAACCGGAACGTGGCCGCCCCCACCAACCCCACCGACGGCCAGGTGATCGTGCTCGAGCACACGGCCGTCACGTCGGCCCGCACCTTGTCGCTGGCGTCCGGGTCGGGCGGGTTCGCGTTCGGCACCGACATCACCGCGCTGAGCGCGACCGGCGCCGGGCTCACCGACTACATCCAGGCCGTCTACCGGTCGTCCGCGAGCCGCTGGCGGGTCATCGGCTACGTCAAGGGGTACTGACCGGTGGCGACCCCCGGGGTGCGGCAGTTCCTGTCCGGCTCCGACAACACCGGCACCGCCACCCTCACCCTCACCACCGGCTCCGGCACCGCCGTCGGCGACTTCCTGGTGTGCATCCACGGCACCGACTACTACACGCTGGCCGGGATGACCACCCCCACCGGCACCGCGGGCACGTGGGCCCAGCAGACCCAAGCGGACGGCGGGTCGGGTTTCGGGCACTTCAAGGTGTGGACCCGGTCGGTGACCGCCGGAGGCGCGCAGACGGTCACCGTGCCGCGCAACCAGGACGCGGCCCAGCACGCCGGGCTCTACGTGCTCACCGACGTGCACGCGACCGGGCCGGTGGACGGCGCGGCCGGTGCCTCCGGCGCGAACAGTACGTCGCTGGTCGCGCCGTCGGTGTCCCCGGTCGGCGACGACGACCTGCTGTTGTGCGCGTTCATGACCGCGGCGGGGAACTTTGCCTCAACCAACCTCACCCCGCCATCCGGGATGACCGAGGACGTAGAGCTAGACCCGACCTACAGCACGTCCAGCTACAACCGGCAGACCCTCGCCGCGTCCGGCGCGACCGGCACCCGTACCGCCGTCGCCGCCGTCGCGCACCCGTGGGTGGCGGTCTCGATCGCGATCCGCGGCGCTGCTGCGGCCGCGCCGGTGGCCCGGCCGCTGTTCCTGCCGTTCTAGGGCGCCCGCCGCGGCCCGGAGCCGCCGGGGAGGAACAGGTCCCCCGGGTGCAGCAGGCCGGCCGCGTCGAGTTGGCGCAGGCGCGTGCGCTGGTAGCGGCGCCGGGCCGAGCCCATCCAGCACGCCCACCACACGAGGCCCCAGGCCCCGCCGGTCAGGATCGTGAGGCAGGCGTGGAGCAGGTGGCCGAACCGCGGCTGGCCGTGGATCACCTGGGCCTGGACGCTCATCTGGTGGGAGAACCGGGTCCAGCCGGACACGGCCGGCGGCCGGTCGTCGTTGCCCAGGACCTCGGACATACGGGCGTCCACGGCGCGGCGCTGGCGGCCGGACAGGCGCGCGGCGCCGTCACCGACGGGGATCCCGGGTTGGCGTGTCATGGTTCCTACTCTCGTGCTCGGTGTGATGAGATGACAGGCCCCCGAGCCCTTCCCTGGGGGCTCGGGGGACCAGCGGTCAGCGGGTGTGGTAGATCCGGGCGATGTACGAGCAGGTCCGGCGGCACGGCTTGGACGGCCCGTTGTCGCACTCGTCGCACGAGGGCCACACCATCCAGCGCGCGTCCAGCGCGATGTCGCGGCGGTACGCCTCGTAAGCCGTGGTGTCGTCCACCTGCTTTACATCGGCGTACTCGCCGAACGCGCCCAGGTCCCCGATGACCGAGCCATCCGGGAACCGGACGTCCACGGTGATCTGACCGGAGATCCGGTAGGCGGACTGGACAACGCCGACCCGGCCGACGTGCGGGACCCGAACGGGCTTGCTGCTGATGTAGTCCAGGTCATCCACGATCAGGTGCGCGATGCTGGTGGGGGTGGCGGTCTCGGTGTGCGTCATGCGACCACTGTAAACCACGCCCGACACTACGTGCAACCGACGAATGCAAGGCCGTACCTAGAACTGATGACGCCCCGGCGTCGGCACCGCTACAGCGGGTCGGCGACCGGGGCGTTTCGTCGTGTCCGGGCTAGTAGCCCAACGGGCCGTGACGTCGGTCCACCTGGCGGATAATCCGTTTCGCACGCCACCGGAACCACCGCGACCGTAGGCCGTCCGGCATCTGTCTCATAACTCGGTCGAGAACCCCCACACTCAGCAGTCGAAACACGGTTGCCTCGAATTAGCCCGTTACAGCCGCACGAGCTGACCGGCCAGGCGCTCGGCGCCGAGCGCGATCACGTCCACCAGGTCGTCGTGGCGCACATCCGGCCACGCCAGGGCCTGGCGCTCCAGCTCCCCGAGCCGATCCAGGTGGATCACCCCGCCGCGGCCGTAGAGGTCCACCAGGTCCAGGATCCGCTCCCGCTTGTTGGACGAGGTGTGGAACGGGACCAGCCGGACCGGCTTTCCGGAGCCGGGGAGCTGAGGCATCGGCTGGAACACCCGGCGCCAGGTGTCGTGGCCCTGGTTCACCTCGGCGTGCACCTCCCGCGCGTGGTAGCGCTTGGCCAGCCGGTGCACCAGGTCCCGGATCTCCCCGGGCTGGGCGCGCACCCCGCGGCACTCGGCCACCACCAGGTGCCGGCCCGACACGTCCACCCCGAGCACCGCCACCGCGGTCTGGTCGCTCGTGGCCTTGGACGTCGGCGCCAGGTCCACCACCACGACCCACTGGTCCACGTCGGCCCCGCCGTAGGTGAACATCTCCGGCGTCCAGCCGGCGCCGGACTCGCCCGGGCGCGGCGGGTCGTTGAGGAAGTTCAGCCACCACTTGGACCCGCCCGCATCACGCAGCGCACGCAGCTCGGACAGCGGCCAGCGCGCCGGCCAGCACGAGCGCTCCCGGGCCCCGGTGCCCAGGATCGGCGGGAAGTAGTGCGCCGCGATCCCCTCGGACACCGGCCACGCCTCCCCGGTCTCCCGGCCGCGTGCGTACTGGGCCAGCGTGTGCATGATCGACCCGTAGCGCACCACGGTGCCGACCAGCAGCACGTTGGCCCGGTCGCCCATCGGCAACACCCCGTCCAGCAGGACGTGGAGGCGCTCGTCACGCACCTGGGCGCTGTAGCGGCTCATCGGCTCCAGGTCGTCCCCGATCAGCAGGTCCGGGCGGTCGGCCCCGGACTTGGCCCCCAGCGTGCGCGAGTCCATCCCGCGCGCCGAGAACGCGGCCCCGCCCTCGGTCACCAGGTCCTTGGCGTTGTTGCGCCCGGCCGGCGTCAGCTCGGGGAAGTCCTGGGCCAGCAGCTCGTTGCGTGCGATCTCGTTCCGCAAGTTCGCCAGGTGCCCCTCGGCCTGCCCCGAGGCGTCGGCGAACGCCACCACGTAGGACCGGTGCCCGTGCGCCATCGCCCAGAGCGGGAGCACCAGGAACGCCCAGGTGGATTTCCCGATCGAGCGCGGCGCGATCACCGCGTCCCGGTGCGGCCGGTCATCCAGCCACGACCGGCCCAGCTTGGCCATCGCGATGTGCATCGGCGCGAACGACATCACCCCACCCGTCAGCGTGCTGGCCAGGTGGTGGGGGAGGTAGGTGATCGCAAACGCCACCGGGTCGTTCACCGTGACCGCGCGCCGGTAGGCCGGAGAGTGCTCCCAGGCCGCCGAGTTGAGCGGCGTCAGCACCCGCGCCGCGTCCACGCCCGGCGGGAACTCGATCGTGGTCATCGGGCCACCCGGCCCACCAGCGGGATCTCGTACGAGGTGCCGTCTGGCATCGTGATCACCGCGCGGCCGGGCGCCACGTTGATCGGCCCGTTTCCGGTGGCGGCCGCGTAGTCGGCCAGCACGCCGGCCGCGCGCAACAGGTCTCGCCGCGTGAGGAACCCGGAGAGCGCCGGATGGTCGCGCACCGTGTGAACCACCTGGACCGCCTCGGCCACCGTGTAGTCCTTGTTGTGCAGTCGCTCGGTCACGTCAGCCTCCCCGCAGCATCCGGACCGTCTCCAGGTCCGGACCGTCGTAGGTGATGCACCCGCACTCCAGGATCTGTTCCTCGAACCACGTGTTCAGCGAACTGTCCTGGGTCCACTCCCGGCGCACCACGGTGACCCCGCCGCACCCGTCGTGACGGTGCTTGCCGTACCCGTGCCCGCACGAGCACACCGCCTCCAGCGGCTGGGGCTCGGCGGGAGGCTGTGTCGGTCGGTCGTCCATCCTCCGGTCGATCGCGAACGCCACCAAGGCCCCGATCCCTCCGGCGAACATCGAGAGCCCGGCGTTCAGCAGGACGAACAGGCCCATCTCGATCACGTCGGCGGCCTCCGATCCTGCCGACCGGAGCGATACCCCACGACGTAGGCGAGTCCACCGCTCGACAAAGCAACAGTCATGTACTCCATGAACCCGATCACGTCGGCGGCCTCCGATCCTGGACCAGGTGCCACTCCCGGTGCGGGTAGAGCCGGTCACCCCAGATCACCACGCCCGGGCACCGCGAGCACTCGAACAGCGGGATCTCGTCGGCGTACATCGTGCCGCCGGTGACCTGCCACGCCGGCACCCGAGCGCGCACGATGAACTCCACCGGCGGGGGCAGTGCGGTGAGATCGATCGACTTGGTGGCCCGCGGCCCGTCCTCGCGCTCGTACTCGGTCATCAGGTCTCCCTCGGGGCGTAGATCCGGTTCACGTCGTGGGCCAGGCGCACACCCATGGCCGCGATGTCGGCGTGGAGTCGCCCCGGGACCACCGTTCCCGCCGGGTCCCCCGGCCGGTCGATCCGGCGCTGGACGGTCACGGTGTCCGCGGTCCCGTCCGGGCGCGACACCCGGAACGTCATCGTCACGTCAATCACCAGCCCACCTCGTCCACTCGTTCCTCCAGCACCCGCACCCGCTCACGCAGCGCCCGGACCTCGTCCTCCAGCCGCTGCACCTCCCGCACCGGGACCGGCGCCTCGTCCGGGTCCCGAGGCGGCACGAGCCGGCCGAACAGCCCGCGGATCATGCGCCGTCCCGCTGCCCGACGTGCGCGGCCTGGATCGCCGCCCACAACAGGTGAGCGGGGCTGCCGGGGTAGAACCGTGCCGACCACACGGCCCGGACGCCGCTCTGATGCGTGTCGACGTGTTCGAGTCGCTCGACAACGACCGAGCGGAGCGTCCGCCCGCGCCGCAGCCCGGTATACACCGCGACCGGACCAGCGCCCCACTCCTGATCGCCGCCCTCTCGCAGCCCGGCGGCCTGGCAGACGCGGGCGACATCGTCCACCGACGACAGCAGCCCCGTGGAGGACCGATCCAGCTCACTGGCGAGCAACGCCTGCACCTCGGGTAACGCGACGATCGCGCGGGCCAAGTCGATCCCGCCCAGGGCCTGGTTCGCGGGAACCCGCCCCTGCCAGGCGATCGCCCCCGCGATCCGCCGGGCGAGGTGCTCGCCGTAGTCCGGGTCCCCGGGCTGCGGGTCCCGGGCGCGCGGGCCGGTCATCGCGTCATCACCAGCCGACGGAAGAATCCCCAGCCGCACGCGATGCAGCGCCTCGGATTCGACAGCGTCCGGCCGCACCCTGGGCAGTTCATGCCTCGCCCCCGTACTGGCGCCCCGCTACCGAGCCGCGCCCGAGGCGCAGCAGCTTGACCCCGTTCGCCCAGACCTCCATCCCGTACCCGGTGTCCCGGACGTAGGGCATCCCCGGGTCCAGGCGCAGCGCGAGACGCTGCAGGGCCTGGGCCAGCTCGGGCCGGGCGTCGCGCCAGGCCATCGCCAGCGCGTGGCGCAGCCCGCTCGGCGGCCGGTTCGCGGCCGGCGGGTCGTAGTCTCCGCTCCAGTGTCCCCAGCTCATGTTCCACTCCTCGTCGTCGGTGCTGATCTCGATCACGTCGAACTCCGGGGCGGTCGCCATCTTGGCCAGGACGTCGCGTAGCTCCGGAAGGGTCTCCGCCGTGGCCGTTGCCGGGGTCTCGGTCCACCCGGTGATCCGGTCTCCGTCCCAATAGACCTCGTGCACGGCCAGTTCCGTTTCCCCATTCACCTCCCGGCGCAGAACTCGGTAGTTCCAGTGCGGCATCACGTCTCTCCGTCTCCGTCGTCGTCGTCGTTCTCGGTACCGTCCTGCCCCGGCGCGATCACCAGCGGGGACTCCCCGCGGATCTCGGCGCGTTCCCGGGCCGCTCGTCGCTGGGCCGCGCGGACCGCCTCGGCCACGTCGGGGCTCGGCTCCACGTTCGGCCGTACCGTCTCGTTCTGCACCCGCACCGGGGCGTTGAGCCCGAGCAACTGGGCGAGCTGGCCGGCTCCCTTGAACCACACCGGAGCCACCTCCACCAGCCGCTCGTCGTCCTCCATCACCTTGTCCAGCCGATCGAGCACCCGCATGGTCCGCAACGCGAGCGCCTGTCGCCCCTCGGCCCGGTCCAGCAGGTCGATCCATCCCTGGACCTCGTGCGCTTCCTTGATGTAGTCCCGCGCCGTGGAGTGCGGGATGTCCATCTCTCGGGCCACGCGGCGAGTGCTCATCGGCCGGTCGTGGCACTCGGGAGCGTTGCCGGTGGACAGTTCCCAGGCACGGGCGATCAGATCAGCGCGTGACGGCTGTTCACCCTCCGTGTCCATGATGATCCACACACTTCCCGCACGTGCCCCTGATCTGCATTAATGAAGATCATTAGGGGTATCTGACGTCCGACTCGGAATCGTCGGCCCGGTGGTCGTCGTCGCGTCCCGGGCCCGCCGAGAGCGACGTCCCGCCCTGGAACCGGGACGCCCCGGGACCGGTGCCGATCCCGCGCACGCCCCGGTCGATCGCGTTCTGGTGGTCGTTGTGCTTGATCCAGAACACCAGGGCCGGCGCGCCGGTACCGAGCAGCAGCACAATCCAGCCCAGCCAGGGGGCCACTCCGCCACCGAGCGTGGACACCAGTCCGGCCAGCGCGATCACGTAGCCCGCGGTCAGCGCCCACCGGACGTAGGTCTCCGGCCGGAACCACGGCGGCACGGGGCCGCTCGGACGCTCCACGTCGGTACCCGGGCGCGGCTCGGGCTCGGCGGAGATCGACGGGAATCGGTGCTCGGTGTCGGACATGGTCACCCTCGTCTCGTACTCAGCGGCGCCGGTGCCGGCGTCGCTCCAGCGGTACCTCGGGCAGTTCGGGTGCACCCTGGGGGTGGTCCGGGTGCTCGGTGCACAGCCGCGCTCGCCCGGTCCCCAGCAGCAGGCGCCCGCAGAGCCACGAGCCGGCGGGGCCGGTCGGGGCGTCGCAGCGGCCCGGCTCCGGCGTCGTGATCATTTCCGCCTCCCCGCCTGGGACACCAGGCCCAGCAGCACGAGCACCGCCACCCCGACGGTGAGGATCCCCGGCGGGAGGCCGGTCAACTCGCACGCCAGGGACCCGCCGCACTCAGTCACCGGTGCCGCTCCGTCCAGGCTTGGCCCAGGTCCTGGACACCGGGCGCCTCGGGGTCGTCCCCGCCCGGCTCGTCGTCCGGGTCCCGGTCGTACTCGTCGGCCACCTCGGCCTGGTCTCCGACCACCGTGGACGGCCCGTGCCGTAGCACCACCCAGTCCTGGGACATGGCCAGCAGGTCCCCGACGGTGTACGGGCCGTGAGGCGGGTCAGTCAGGTACCAGGGCCGCGGCAGACCTCCGCCGACCGAGCCCCGGGCAGTCCGGATCGCCACTGTCTGTCCCGCCGCGATTACCGACCCGAACGGGAGCGCGTGCAGATCGACCGGTGCCATCAGTCCGTGACCTCCACCTGCGTGTCCACGCCCAGCTCGCGCTCCACCTGGTAGTCGGTCAGGTGACCGTTGCGAACGATCTCCGGTGCCGGCTCCGGCAACCCGTGGAACGTGCGGATCTCGGCCGCGGCCTCCTGGACCATCGTCCGGTAGGCGTCCGGCCAGTCGTCACCGTTGCTCGGCGACAGCAGCGCCTCGGCGACCACGGCGCCGATCGCCTTGCTACGCAGGAACTCGGGCAGCTCGGACCGGTCGATCCGGTCCTGGGTGGGTCGGGGCATGGTGTCCTCCTGGGTGCTCGGTGTCGGTGGTGCGGGTCTACTCGGGATCCGCAAGCGCGCTGCGGACCGCCTCGGCGGTGACGTTCTCCGGGTCCAGGCCGGCCGAGACGAGCGCCCGGCGCAGGTCCGAGCGGGCCTGGTTGGCCCGTCGCTCGGCCGAGCGGGTGCGGTTCGGGGCCGGGATCCGGTAGTCCCGCAGCACGTTGTGCACGCTCTGACGGGACAGCCCGGACGCCTCGGCCAGCTCGTCACCGATGGCGCCGTCCTTGCGCGCGGCACAGATCAGCTCGTCACGCTCGGTCCGCAGGCGCGGTAGGTCCACTTCCTCGGTCTCGCGGATCTTGTCCCGGACCTTGGCCAGCTCGGCCAGCGCGGTCTCGTCGGTCGCCATGGGTGCAGTGTAAACCACACTTTCAGTCCGACACCAGGGGGTGGACAGTCCGACCGAGGGGTCGGGGCGACGTCGGTCATTGGCCTCCATGCGCAGCCAACCAGCCCGCTGCGCTAACCGGCGTTCTTACGTGGCTGTCCACGCCCCGACAATCAGCCCCGGCGCTTGCGCCTGCGACGGTTCGGCTTGCGCCCGACCCAGCGCGTCACCGGTACCTCGGTGGTCTCGACACCGCCGACCCATCGGTCCAACCAGTGCCGCTGGAACGAGGCCACCTCCCAGTGCGGGGCGGGCGGGACGTCGGCTGAACGGTCCTGCAACCAGCCCATGTCCGTCCAGCCGGTCAGGTCGGTCAGGCTCTCCAGCACGAGGTTGCCGGCGTCGTCGTAGTGCGCCACGGAGACCGCCGAACCGTGCTCGGTGACGTCGATCCCGAGGAACCGGCGCTGGCGGAACTCCTCCAGCCGGCGTTCCGCCTCGGCCAGCGCGCGTTCGACTCGGAAGGTCTCCACGCTGACCGACGGCACTCCGCCCCACTGGTACGGACGGGCGGCCTGTTCCCCCGCGAACCACTCGGCCACCTCGTGCAGGGTGGCGCCGGTGCGCGCACGCTCTCGGTACGTGGACGGCATCACCTGGAACAGGCCGCGGGCGGGGGACGCCGCGCTCCGCTGGCGGATCTCACCCAGCCACCGGGACATGATCCGATCCCGCTCGGCGTACGCCTCGGGGTCGCAGGTCTGGCACACGCACCGTTCCCCCGGGCTCCAGTCGGCCCCGGATCGCCAGTACGCCGCGCACTGTTCCCCGCAGAACTCCCCGGACGGGGACCCCGCGTCGAGCGGGTGCGAGCACCACGCGCACGCGGTCAGCGGCTCGGGCTCGGCCAACACCGCGGCGGACCGGTCCAGGAACGCGTCCGCGGCCTCCAGCCGTTCGGGCGTGCTCATCGGCCGCTCCGTTCCCGCGCCTCGTCCCGGAACAACACGACGAACGCCGCGGCCACCGACAGCAGCCCGGGAACGAAGATCCACCAGGTGCCGATCCAGGCCCCACCGATGACCAGGCCGGCGCCGAGCAGGTACAGGAACAGGATCCAGGCGTCGGCGTCGCGGGGGATCATCGGAGCCTCCCGTCCCGCAGCACCCGGGCCAGCTCGCGACCCGCGCGGGTGATGGTCCAGCGGGTCGGCCGGCCGGTGCGCCCGGCCACGCCCTCGGCGTCGGTGGACCGGGACACCAGGTTCAGCCTCTCGAACCGGGGTAGGGTCACCGAGGTGGCCTGTCCCTGCTGCACCCCGGCGTGTCGCGCCAACTCGGCCCCGTTGCACGTGCCCAGCCCGGCCAGGGCGTCGAGCAGAGCCACCGCCGAGGCCACCGGGGTAGTGGTCCAGGCCCCGGTCATGCCGGCCCGGCGGTGCGCCTCGCGCCACGCCGCGCACGCCTGGTCACTCCAGCGCGGGCCTGGGCGTTCCCGGCCGCCGTGCTTGTAGCGGTACTGCTGGTCCACCCGGTGCTGGACGGTGGCCGCGATCTGGACGGCCGGATCGGTGCTCACGATCGTTCCCCTGTCTCGTCGGTGGATCCGCTGTAGTCGTGCTGGACGGGCCCCGCGGACGGGGCGTTGTCCCAGGTGTCGTCCGGGACCCGGCGTCCGGTGATCGGGCCGCCGAGGGTGCGGGTGGCCTCGTGCTCGCGCAGCGCGTCCTTGGCCAGGCTCAGGTCGGCGCCCAGCTCCCGGATTCGGGCTCGGGCGCGGGCCAGCTCAATCTCCAGCTCGGCGACCCGCGCAGCGTCCTCGGCATCGGGAAGCCGGGACCGGATCGTGGTCCCGCACCTCGGGCACTGCACCTCGGGCGCCGTGCCGACCTGGACGTGCAGCCGATGACCCGGGTCTCGCCCGCACACGCAGTTCCCAGCGCCCGACGTCACGTCGCGGGCATAGACGTGCAGGTCGCCGTACTGCGCAGGAGACGGGCCAATGGACCCCTCCCAACCCGGAATCGTGCTCATGACGCACCGCCCCAAGCCAGCACGCACACCCGGATCCGGGCGCCCGGCGCCTCGTCTGGTTCGGCCTCCCGCTTCACTCCGCCCATCAGCACGGTGGTGGCGTCGTCGGTGACCACCACGTGGGTGAGCTGGTCGCCGATCATCCGCAACAGCTTGTCGGTGTCGGGCTTGCGGGTGTGCGGCTCGGTGTAGCCCTTGGGCGCGCTGGCCCGCCGCGGCATCACGAACTCACACCAGACCACCACCGGCGCCGCGGTCGGCGCGCCGAGCTGGGACACCTCACCCCAGGCCGTGACCACCGCCTCGCGCACGTGCGCGCCCCAGGCTTTCTGCTCCGGATCGTTGGCCGCGGTGGTCACCGCGCGCATCCCACGCTTGGTGTTCGGCGCCGAGATCGCGTACGCCGTGGTGGAGCCCTTGGTCACCGGCTTGCCGGGCACCCAGACGTCCAGGTGCCACGGCAGGCTCGGGGTGCAGTGGTCCAGCAGGTTGCGGTAGCGGCCGGCGGCCTCGGCCCGCACGGCGCGTTTCTCGGCGGTGGTCATCACCGGTCACTCTCCGACTCGTCCAGGTGGCGCCGCACCTCGGCGACGACAGCGTCGAGATCGACGGTCTGCGGGCTGTACGCGTCGATGTCGTCCAGCGCGGCAAGCAGCGCCTTGACCGGCGCGCGGGGCACCTCGTGCCGGGTGAGGAACGACCGGATGGCGTCGAGAACCCCGGCCGGGTCACGCTCTACCCAGCTCGGCACCTCCACGTCGGTGCGACCAGTCACGGCCCACCGGACGGCGGCGATGGTGTCGGCCGGGTTCGGCTCTACCTCGGGCGTCATGTCCTCGCGGGTGTCCACCTCGGCCAACAGGATCCGAACGTCCGACCCGATGTCGGTGTGGCAACCCTCGCCACCCGGACCGCTCCACCGGGTGAGCCGATCCAGCAGTCGTTCCCGTGCGGTGGTCATCGCTGGTCCCTCCCCTGTTCATCCAGGCGCTGCTCCAGCGCGTCGATCCGCTCGTGGAGCGCCTTGCATTCCTGGCCGACCCGGACCGCGAGCCGGGCCACCTGCTCCACCAGCGCGTCGAACATCGCTCCGGTGATGAACATCAGCTCTCGTCCTTCCGGGTCAGGCGCCAGCGGGTCTGGGACTTGGCGCCGGTGGACTCCAGCTCCCCGGATTCCTTCATCATCTTGAGCACGTAGGACAGGCGCTTGATCTCGGGGGAGTCGTGGGAGTCCTCCATGCCCATGATCTCGGCGATGGTGGCCCGGGGCAGGAACACGGCCCCGTAGGGGCTCAGCGCGGTGAGCACGGCCCGGCGCATCTCGTCCATCCAGGCGTTCGGGTCCGGTGCCGGCTCGGCCGCGGTGCCGGCTTCCAGCGCATCCAATCGCTGGCGGATCGAGACCAGCTCGGCACCCAGGTTCGTCGCCCGTGCGGCGTTCCCACCTACCTTGTCCGTCAGCGCCTTGACCGCGTCGTTCGCGTGCTCCAGCCCGGTCCGGGCGCTCAGTGCAGCCCGTTCGGTGTCGTTGACGCGCCGGGCCAGGTTGCCCACCGACTCGTCGAGCTGACCGACCCGCATCGCCCCGACCGAGGGCCGGGACTCCACCGCCTCCAGCCGCGTGGCCAGCTTGTCCAGGCGCTCGTTGAGCGGGAGCAGCAGGCGGGCCAGCTCGTGGCCGAGCGCGGCCACGATCTCGGCCGAGCGGTCTACGTCCTCCGGCGTCACCTCGGTGACCGGGTCGATCCGCTGCGGTGCCGGCTCGGATGCCCTCTTGGACCAGGCCGCGGTCGGGCGCGGCCCGGGGATCGGCGCCAGCTTGGGGATCTCCGGTGCCGGCTCCGGCTCGGCGGCCGGCCGCTCGGTCCAGTCCCGATCCTCCATGACGTCCACGCCGTTGTTGCGCAGGTTGCGCACCGACAGCGCTCGATCGGCCTTGCTGCGGAACTCGGCGTCGGCGGGGAAGTGCACGACGCTGGGGCGGGAGCCGTCCTCGGTGGTCGCATCCGCCGGAGGGACGATCCTGTAGTTCGCGCCATGGATAGTGACGCCACATCCGAGGATGCGGCACCGGGCGGCGATATCGGCAGGGGTCAGGGTGTGATCGGTAGGCATGTCAGGACTCTCCGGGTGCTCGGTGTCGGGTGGGAGGGACGGGTCGCGGTCGGGGTCGTAGGGGGCCCGGGCCCAGCCGGTGGTCCCGGCGGTGACCCAGACCCGGCGGCGCCGCACGGTCATCGGGCGGGCTCGGGGCGCTTGTCGTCGCACCAGGGCAGCTCGGGCGCGTGGCGCCAGTAAGGGCCGGTGGGACCGCGCACCAGGCGAATCTCCCGGCCACATCGGCTGCACCGGTCCCGTACGGGCTCGGCGTTCATCGGCGAGGCTTCCGGCGGTCCCGTTCGGCCTTGTGCGGGCACTGCGGATCCGGCCACATGTCCGGACCGGACGCCCCGGTGCGGGTGTCGGTGCCCTCGTGGCCGGAACCGCGCTGATCGCGCCAGGCGTCCCGTGCTCGGCGGGCCATCAGTTCCGCCCCTCCCGTCCCGCGGCGCGCTTACGGCTCTCGCGCACGGCCGCTCGGATCTCGTGCTCGGCCTGCTCCGGGCTCAGCGACTCCAGCCGCTCGCGCAGCGCCTCCAGCTCCGCCCGTGACGGGCGCAGGCTGTCATCCCGGCGAGTCATCGCGGACGCTCCCAGAGCACGAGCGTGCGGCCGAGCGGCAGGCGCATCGTCACCGAGGTGACCCGGGTCAGGCCGGACCGGTTGAGCCGGAACGGGCCGATCCGAGCAGACGAGCGGCGTCGGCGGGTACGCATCGCTCAGCGCTCCAGAGCCACGAGGGACAAGACGTTCTGTCCGCCGGTGCCGAGTGCGGCCAGCGGAGACGACCCGGTCCACATCACGTCCAGCGCCTCGGGGTTGCGCCCGAACCGGTCGAGTCGGATCCGGTAGGCGCGCGGCGGCTCCCCGTGCCGCTCCCCGTCGGCCAGGTGCACGACGACCGACGCGCCGGGCTGGAACCGGACGGCCTGGCCGCCGTGGTCGGGCGCCACCTCGATCACGCCGGGTCCCGTGGGGACGTTCCCGGCCAGCGCGTCGAACGCAGCACGGGCCTCGGCCAGTTCGCGCTCCAGGCGGTCGATCGCCTTGGTGGTCCAGGCGGGGGCCTTGGCCATCCGCTCGGGAGTCACCCCGGCGTCGTCGCGGATACGGGCAATCGGGGTCCAGGTCTCGGTACGCATGTCGCTCGTTCTCCTGTCGTCTCGGTGCTCGGTGTCGGGAAGGGGACCCGGGGCCCGCCGTGGTGACGGGCCCCGGGCCGAGGTAGTCAGAATCGGCCGGCGCAGATCGGGCCGATGCCGGCCGCGATCGAGTCCTCGTTGGTCAGCGTGGCGCCGCAGACGACGCACGAGCCGTAGAGCGCGCCGAACGCCTTGGCCTGCTCCAGGGTCATCTTGTGCTCGGCCGTCAGGGTGCGGATGGCGCCGGGGGCGTACTCGAACCGGGCCGAGCCGTACTCGTCCACGACCAGGCGTTTGGCGTAGAGGTTGCCCGAGCCGTGCACCGCGCGCTGCACCTTGTAGATCACCTCGTCGGCCAGGTACATGCCCTCGGTGACGGTTTCGGCCGGGCCCTGCGTGTCGCGGGCCGGCCGGCGGACGGGCTGCTGGCGCCGGGCCTCGGAGATGGCCAGCTTGGCGCCGTCGATCGCGTAGCTGGCGGAGTGCTTGGACAGCGCGTCCAGGTCGTGGTGGAGGGTCACGCCCAGCTCGGCGGCGTCGGCGATCAGCTTGGACAGGAACGCGCGCTGCGCGGGGGTGGCCGGAGCGGCGATGCGGGTGGCGGTCGAGTTCGTCATACCAAGAGTGTAGGACGAACCCGACAGTCATTGCAACCCCCAGATTCTAGGCGCCCTCCACCGCCTCTCCGTACTCGGTCACGGCCTGGGCCAGGTGCTCCCGGGCGGCCGCGGTGTCGCGGCCCTCGTCGTGCAACACGGCCAGGTCCCGGGCCAACGCCAGCACCTTGTCCCGCGTCCGCACGACCGCGTCCGGCTCGTCGTCCAGGCCGTCGTCGTCCAGGTCCACGGCCATCGGGAACGCCACGGCCCCGGAGAACCCGAGCTGGCGCGGGTCGAACGTCGGCAGGCTCATGTCGTGAGGCCAGCGGTCCAGCACGAGGATCGGGTCCCGGTCGGGGTCCGGCTGGAACGCGCGCACCCGCGGCCGCAGGGTCGAGACCGGCTCGGACGTCTCCGGCGCAGGCCGATCCCGGAGCACGTGCTGGCGCATGACGTAGTCCGCGCCGTGGTCGTGCGGACGCTCGGCCCAGAGCACCACGGTGAACGTGCCGACCGCGGTCACGTCGTGGTGCAGCAGCGTGGCCCGACCGTCCATCGTGACCGGCCCGCCCTCACCGGCCCGGGTCAGGATCACCGAGGCGGCCGGGGCGTCCCCGGCCACGCCACGGGCCCAGGCCAACACGACCTCCGGCGCAATCCCGTCGACTTCCCAGACACCCTCGTTGCTCATGCCTCCACCTCCTGGTTGGCCGCCATTACGTGCCTGTCGTAGTCGCGCAGCGCCCGGGACAGCTCGGTCCAGTGCTCCCGCGGGATGTCCCGAGCGGCCCCGTTCCGGTAGCGCTCGTGCACCCGGCGCGCGGCCACCACGACCGCGCGGTTCAGGTCCGGCTCGGTGACCTCGGGGTCACGCTCCACCGCCTCCAGCGCCCTGCTCAGGCGATCGACCGCGGAGGTGCGGTCCACGGCAGTCGGGGCGTCCACGACCGTCCGGGCCGCGGTGCGCAACTCCGGCGTGCCGCGGTAACGGGCCAGGCTCCAGCGCAGGTCATCGTTGACCCGCAGCAGATCGGCCACCCGGTCCTTGGCCTGCTCCAGGCTGCCGGCCTTGTAGTCGGCGTCCGCCCGACGGGCCTGCACGAGATTCGGCTCGGGCGCCAGCTCCCAGCGGTCAGGCGCCGGCGTGCCGGCGGGCTCCGGTCCGGTACTCGTCGGGGAAGTGGTCTCGCTCATCGGGATGATCCAATCGGTGTCGTGGTGGCGGGACCGCGCGGTGGCGGCCGGTGATGGTGTGCGGCGCCCGTCGCGGGGCGGGGATGCCCCAGAGCGCGTGAATCGGGGTGCCGTCGCAGTGGCGGCCCATGGTCACCTCCGAGTGTCGCACGGCTCACTGTAGGGCCACGCGACACTCGGAGGCAACGGGGTGTCGCCGAGCGGCTACGGGTTGTCGACGCGTTCGGCGCCGGCCAGGTCCAGCTCGGTCCAGGTGACCGTGACCCGGGGGATCCCGACAGTGTCGATCACGGCCATGGGTGTGAGCGGAGCGCGGACCACCTCGGAGACCAGCAGTAGCGTTCCGGCCTCCACCGTGCGGTCAGCACCTCCCAGATCCAGGCGTCCGCGCAGCCGGTAGAACCCCCGCCGGTACTCCGGCACCTGGTGGCCCTCGGTGACCGGACCGAGGTCCAGCAGCTCGCGCCAGGTGAACAGGCCGTCCCCCGGCCGGGCGTTCTCGTGGCGCGACCAGTTCACCCCGTCCACCGCCCGGTACCAGACCACCGGGCGTCCGGTGTCCTGGTCGTGGGTGTGCACCACGGTGACCGCCATCTCGGGGGCCTCGGGGACCTCCCACACGCGGGGGCTCACCCGAGGCTCCGGATGTGGTCCTCGGTGCGCTGGTAGGACTCGCGCCAGGTCTCGGCCAGGGCGACGACCGCGTCCGGGTTCGGCCCCGAACTGGTCCGGAGCTGGCGGGCCAGCTCGGAGTAGTCGCAGCGCTCACAGAGCAGCCACGTGCCCAGGGTGCTGTCCAGGGCGTTGACCCGGTGGTGAATCTCGCTCAGCTCGTCCAGGACGACGTCGTGGCTGTCACGTCCGACGGCGGCCGCCACGCGGCGCGTGGCCTCGCGGTACTCGGTGGCCCGCGCTCGGGCCTCGGTCTCGGTGAGGGTGCTCGTGGTGGTCATGGCGGTCACTCCAGTGCTCGGTGTGTGTGTCAGGACAGGTGGGCGAACCCGGCGCTCACGGTGTGGACGACGAACGCCCAGATCGAGCGCACAGGCGTCGCAGCGGTCTCGAACCCGGCCGCGGCCGCGGCCGGGTTCGAGACGACGACCACGACGAAACAGGCGACGGACACGACGGTCAGGACAATGATCACGGTGTAACGGATGGCGGTCTGCGTTGTCATGCTCTCAGTGTAAGGCACACCCGACAATAGGTGCAACCCCTAAATATGGAACGCGGCCGGAGGGACGGACCGCCAAGAACATCCCTCCGGCCGCGAGTCATGCGGTGCGAGCCTGCCGGCGCGCGGCGCGCCGCATCGCCCGGCGCTCGCTCGTGCTCGTGCCGCCCCAGATCCCCTCGGCACCCAGCTCCAGGGCCAGGGTGAGGCACGCGGTGCGGCCGAGGCAGGCCCGGCAACCCTCCCGCGCGGGACGGGCCGCACGGCCGTCCTCGTCCAGCGGAAACCACACCTCGGGGTCCCCGAGCTGGCACGGCGTCTTGTAGGTCATCGGAGCCTCCCTCCGGTGGTCGGGACCTCCCGGCCTCCGGAGGGAGGACGGTCGGTCAGATGTCGGCCGCCTCGTCGGCGGTGACCGTGATGGCCTTGGCGGCCAGAGCCTTGCGGATGGTCCGCAGGCGCCGGATCCCGGCCTCGTTGATCTCCCCGGTGACGCCGGTGGAGGCCAGGTTGATCTCCGCCCGGGCGCCGGCACCGTGACCGGTGGCGGTGAGGATCATCGCGTCGCGGAACTTGCACGCCTTGGGGAACGTGGCGGCCAGGGCCGCGGCCTCGTCCCGGTTCGCGGTCGGGATCTCGATCCGCAGGATCTGGCCGAAGTAGGTGATGGTGGCGGTCTGTGTTGTCATGCTCTCAGTGTAAGGCATACCCGACACTAGATGCAACCCCCAGATGTGACCCGGATCCGGAGACCCGGGCCACATCTACTCGGTCAGGACTCGGCCAGCTCGGCGGTGAGCAACAGGCCGTTGTAGTTGTGGTCCACGGCCCAGTCCGAGATGACCCGGAACCCCTGGCGCTCCACCCAGGCCGTGACGCTGGCTAGGTCACGCTTACCGGTCGGGATCGACTGCATCGGGCCGGAGACCCCGGCGTACACGTCGCGGATCAGAGTGATGGTCTCGGAGTCCATCCAGACGCTGTAACGGACGGAGCCGGGAACGCGGGCGGTGGTGGCGGTCTGCGTTGTCATGCTCTCAGTGTAAGGCACACCCGACACTAGGCACAACCCCTGGATTCAGCGGGGCGGGGGCCGGAGCCGGACGGCCAGCCCCAGCCCGCCGAGCGCCCCGAGCATCGGGCCGAGCCACTCCAGCACGAGCCCCGTCACTCGGGGTTCCCCAGTTCGTCCCGCGGCCATGTCTGGACGTAGTCCACCACCCTGGCGTCGCAGGCCAGGCGGGCCAGGACCTCCAGCATCGGTCGGGTCAGCGGAACCGCCACCAGGCGCCCGTAGTGCCGGCTCGGGGTCGTGCCCGAGTCCCCGAACGTCAGGCGGACCGTCATCGTGGCCACCACCCCGTCCGGTTCCTCGGCCTCGTGGAACACCCGCGTCACGTCCGTGGGGAACCCGGACCACTGGGCCCGGGCGGTCACCGGTCTGCCTCGGTGAACCCGTACAGGCGTAGATGGGTGGCGATGACCCGCTGTTCCTCGGCCAGGTCCCGAGGCGCCGCGCCGATCGACACCCACACGAACCGGCCGGGACCCGTCCGTCCCAGGACCTGCCGTAGCCGTGTCGTGAACACCCATCCCCGGCCCTCCGGTCCCAGGTCGTTCGCCCGGGCGTACTCGACAGCCATCCGGTAGTGGTCGGCGAGGACGAACACCGGATTCTCCGGCGCGGTCATCGGTCGACACCGTGGCTCGGGTCCCGGTGTCGCCCCGGGTGCCCGGTGATCAGCGTGCACTCGTCACCCGAGACCGGCGCCGGCTCGGCGCAGCGCTGTTCCCGGGCCACCGCCAGGGCCAACGAGCGCCACTGGGCCCGGGCGCTGTCGTAGTGCAGCGTCGAGTTGAGCGCGGCCTGGGCGAGCAGCCCCGTCGGGACCGCCTCGGACACCTGCTGCCACGAGGCGGCCAGCAGCCGGCACCAGGCGGCGTTGCGCGCGCAGCACATCCAGAGCGCCCAGCCCAACTGGTCGGCCAGCGGACCCACCCGGTGGTAGGCGTCGAGCTGGGCCACCATCCGGGCGCTGAGCGCGTCCAGCTCGGCGGAGTTCTCGGTCGTCTCGGTCGCGGTCATCCACTGAACCCCTCGGTGACCAGCGCCGCGAACCCGGTCACGAACGCCGCGACCGCGGCACAGATCGTGATCACTCCCGGGATCACCCAGCCGTAGGACAAGAACCACGCGGCCAGCAGGCCGAACGTGACCGCCGCCAGCAGCGTGACGAACGTACCCAGGAACACCTTGGCCCACGTCGGCAGGGAGCCCCAACGCCAGCTCAGGTACCGCGGCCAGGTCACCGGCTCCGGGTCCTGGTCGAACGGGGTAACCGGCTCGTATCGCTTGATCATCAGTTCCGGCCCTCCAGCCGCTTGATCCGTTCGCGGGTGGTGTCGACCAGGAGCTGGGCCGCCTCCCGGTGCATGTCGGTCATCGCGTCGTCGGCCAGCTCGGCCTCCCAGACCTCCAACGCGGCCCGGGCGCCGGCCACCTCGTCGTGCGCGGCCCGGGCCCCGGCCACCATCCAGCCCGCCGCCACGTCCCGCCGACCCCGACGGGACCTGATCAGATAGCCGATCTCCCCCGGCCAGTGAATGATCATGTCCCGCTGGTCCCTGCGGATCTCCCGGAACACCGTGGCCATCTCCGCCTCGGTCAACGGGTCGGTAAGCCAGTTGCCCTTCCACGTCCTGGAACCGCGCTGGTTTCGGACGTAGCGCACGTTCACCCCGTAGAGCCGGTGTGCCGACACCCGAGCGACCAGCACACCGGCCAGCAGGTAGAACACGATCGCGGCGACCACGCCCAGCAGCAGCACCAGCCCGCCGGGCATTAGTCCTGCTCCGGGTCGTTGTGTCGCTCACGTGCGGAAGTCCGCCACGGGTGCTGGTCCGAGGGCCAGGCGCCCTGGACAAGCGAACCGGAGCCCGTGCAGAACTCCGTAGAAGTGCCTGACGAGATGTGGTCCGGGAGCACGGACGCGTCCGCCGAGATCCCCAGCACGCGCCCACACGACCGGCACCGGACCTGCCAGCCCTCCGCGGCCTCGTCCAGGTTCACCGCCTCGGCGGCCGCCTCACCGATCGGTCCACGGCCATCGGCCGAGACGTCGGCGCGGCGGAACTGGGACGCCCAGGCGGCCACCACGTCGTCGCCCTGCGGCTCCGGCTCGGGCGCCGGGATCTCGGTCCAGGCCGTGGCCACGTGGCACGGTTTGTCCCCGATGACGTGCACGAGCTGGGCCCAGCTCATGGACCCGCGGCTGGACCCGGTCGAGTACCAGTCCCCGTTGCCCACTCGCACGGCCAGGTACGTCAGCGTCACACCCTGGCCGTAGCGGCCGGGTGCGCTCCAGCGCAGCACCGTGCCGATCGGGGGCTCCGAGCCGAACCGCTCGGCCCCGGCCGGCGCCGCAGCAGCCATGGCCACCTCCAGCGGCAGGATCGGCCGGCGTCGCCCCGCCGGGTGCCGGGCCATCGCGATCCGCTTGGCCATCTGAGCCTCGCGCATCGGGTCGGTCATCCAGTCCACGATGTCGTCGTCGAACCCGTGCATGTCGTCTCCGTCCTCGTCGTGCTCGGTGTCGTCGTATCCGTCCCCCGGCGCGTGCAGCAGCTCGGGGTGGTCCTCCCAGGCCATCGCTACCGCTGGCCCCATTTCTTGGTCGTGCCCCTGCCCAGCGTCGGGATGCGGTCGCGCCCGGAGCGCACGCGTCGGCAGTTGCAACGGTTCGTCGAGATCCCCGACCCGCACGAGCACAGCGGCGCCGGGAGGATCCGGCGCGGTTCCTGACCGTGTTTCTTTGTCTTGCTCTGACCCTTGGTCTCGCCGGATCGATGCTTGCCCGCCATGACGTCGTTCCCCTCGTGATCGGTGCTCGGTGTCGTGATGGTCGGGCTCCGGCCGGGACTCGAACCCGGATCTCTGCGTGTCAGGCGGCTCTACCGTTGAGCTACCGGAGCGGTCGCGCTACTTCAGTTCGAGTTTCGTGATCGGCGTGGACACCGAGAACTCGGCGGCCAGGTCCGGGTAGGCGTCGCGGAATTTCGCAGTAGCGAACCGGGTCTGCGACGACGGGTTCGCGTCCACCCGCGGCACCCCGTTGATCGTCCCGAACCGCGCTCCGTGCGCGTCCAGGTAGCTCAGGATCGCGTCGCGGGCCTCGGCCTCACGCTCGGTCGCGATCTTCTTGGCGTGCCGCGCCTTGGCCAGCGTGTCGATCCAGTCCGAGATCGGGCCGGCGTCCACGGTGGCGCTGCCCGGCTTGGGCGCGGGGGCCTCGGTGGTGTTCTCGGTGCTCATGTCGTTCTCCCGTTCGGTCGGTGGGGTGGTCCCTCGGTGTCCACTGTAAGGCTGATCCGTCAGTCGTACAACCCCTGGTTACTGGCCGCTGAACCGCGGGGCCAGGTTGTCCTCCTCCGAAGTGCCCGAGCAGAACCCGTCCTCCGGGCGACCGCGCCACGAGCAGAAATAGCAGGCCCCGCCCGGCTTGGCCGGGATCTGGCGCGGACCGACGCCGGCCTGGACGAGCTGCTGGACGGTGCGCAGGCGCTTGAGCGCGCGCAGCGCCACCTCCAGGTCGAACGGCTCGGACCAGATGTGGAGGTCGGACAGTTTCTTGGACCGGCCGAAGAACCCGATCCCGACCCGGTTGACGGTGAACCCGGCGCGCATCCAGCCCAGCCCGTAGCAGTGCGCCTGGGTCCGGTAGGTCTCGCTCGGGCCCTCGGTCGTGTACTTGCGGTACTGCGTGTCCCCCAGGACTTTCCAGTCCAGCACCACGCCGGTCGGCTCGTGGAAACAGTCGCACGAACCGCGCAGCCCCAGCCCGACGTCCACGTTGCGCTCCAGGTGCCACGGCCCGGACAGCCCGGCGCGCTCGGCATCTACGTTGGCCACCTCGAACGCCTCGGCCAACCAGGCGTGCGTGGCGGTGCCCAGGATCGACGGCCACGGGTCGTGCATGGACTCCCGCCCGGGCGCCGGGGGGTGCTCGGCCACCTGGTAGGCGAGCTGGCGCGCGCACGGCGTGCCCACCTGGGACGGGCCCACCCGGCGCTGCAGGGACCGTGGCGCGTTGTCCGCGGCGAACCGGATCACCCGGATGATCTCCGAGCGCAACCCGGTCTCGTCGGCCGCGGCGTGCGCCATGTAGGGACGAACAGGCAACTCACCGAGGCCCATGGGCGTCTCCTCAGATGGGGCCGCCCGCTGTCCGGGGTCGGGGGAAGATCTCCGGACAGCGGGCGGTTGTCGGTGGGCGGATCAGCCCAGGGCGGCGATGGCACGCTCGATGTCCGCGTCGGACATCCCGCCGGGCGCCGAGGCCGCGGGCGCCTGCTGCTGCTGCGGCTGGGCGGCCGGGGCCTGCTGCTGCGGGGCCGTGGTCGAGTGCACCACCTGCTGCTGCGGCTGGGCGGCCGGGGCCTGCTGCTGCGGCGCGGGCTGCTGGCCGTTGCCGAGACCCTGGAACGCCGGGGCCGGCGCGGCGCCGGTCTGGTCGCCGGCCTCGTACCGGGCCACGGCGTTGCGGGTCTCGTCCTCGCGCGCCGCGCGCTCGTCGTCGATCCGCGTCGGGTAGCGCTGGTCCCAGGCCGCGGCCAGCTCCAGCGCCTTGCCCTCCAGCGGGTCCACCGTGCAGTACGGGTTCCCCGCGCCGGAGGTCACGTGGCTGATCTTGACCGGGAGCCGCTGCGGGGCCTCACCGTTCTGCGGGACCTGGTCCTTGAGCCGGTCCACGATCGCGCCCGAGCCCCAGATCACCGAGATGTGCACGGCGTCGGCCAGGATGTCCACGATGTCGACGATGATCACATCCTTGGGGTTCGGGAACCGCCGGGTGGTGAAGTCCTTGCGGAACTCGCGGACCACCACGATCAGCGGCTTGTCCGCGTGGTTGCGCGGGTCGAACGAACCGGCCTTGCCACCCACCGGGGGCGTGAACGTACCGAGTGCGATCGGACTCATCTCCTAATGTCGTGACCGTAGCGCGTCGCTCGTGTCGTGTGTCTCGTGTCAGCGCCAGCCAACCCAGGACGGGTCCAGGGTCATCGGCATGATCTTGCGGTAGTGCTCGTCCGAGACCAGCGCCTTGACCAGGACGATGCCCTTGGCCTTGGCGTTGCTCACGGTGGCGGTAGCGCGGTTGCACGCGAGGCACGCGCGCTTGCCCGCCGTCCGGAACGATGCCCGGATGTTCGGTTCGGCCAGCAAGTGCCCGCCGGGGCACCGGACCTTGGCCCGTTGGTGATCCTGAGTCGGCGCCACGTAGGTGCCGTGCCGGACGGCGTCGGCGGTGTTGTCCGCGCTCGTGCCGTACTCCAGGTTGACCCGGCAACAGTTCAGCCCGTCACCGTCACGGTGGCGTACCTCGTGGCCATCCGGGCGCTGGCCGAGGAACGCACCGGCCACCAGTTCGTGAACCGTGTGCGTGCGCTTGCGACCGTCCGCTCCGGTGAGCGTGACCTGCCAGTAGCCATGGGTGCCGATCACCAGTGCGCGGTAATCGCCGGACAGGTGCGACCACACCCGGGCCTCGGTACTCACGCTGTACCGACCGGCGTACCCGGGCGCGTCGGCCCAGGTCTCCTGGTCGGTGCCGAGGGCCATGATCGAATTCTCCTGTCTCGTGACGCGTGCTGTTGCCCGTGTCTCGTCTCGGTGTCGCGTTGCCCAGGTAGCTTAGCAGAGACTGTCAACCTTGCTTGTCATCCCTAACGACAGTCAGGGACAGCGTGCCGGGTTGCCCGGCTGGAGCCCGCCGGTCCACACCACGCTGAACAGCGGCTGGGTGCCGCCGGACGGGAACGGGCGCTCGTAGACCCGCATCCCCGAGCCGTCGGTCAGGCAGTAGGACGTCAGCCGGGCGCCCTGGCTGGCCCGCGGGTCCCCGGGCACCGGCTGGCCGGACTGCCGGTCATCGGGTGTCCAGAACACCGCGTAGGTGAAGAATCCGAACACCCCGAGCACGATCAACGCCCAGGCCACGGTTACGCGAGTCACGACGCCTCCCGCGGCTGGCCCCAGGCGTCCACCGGACAGTCCGCCGGGTAGCGGCCGTGCGCCACGTCGGTCCACCAGTGGTCCGAATTGAACGGGTCCGAACGCGGCGGGAGCGCGGCCCGGACGTAGGTCTCGCCCGGCTGGATCCAGGTCCGGCACCGGGTGCAGCGGTGCGCCTTGCGTGCCCGGCGTTCGGTGTAGAGTGTCACGACGCCTCCCGGCTCGTCCGAGCCGCGACCAGGGCCGCCTTGAGGTCGTCACGGGCCGCCTGGGCCTCGGCCACCGTCGTGGCCGCTTCCGCCCGCTCGGCCGCCTCGGCCACCCCCGGCACCTCCGGGAACCGAGTCGCGGTGCCCACCACCAGGTCCACCGTCGTGTTCACCTGGGCCAGGCAGTCCAGGCAGTCCACCGTCCCGGGGTGCGGGCCGTGCACGTCACACGCGGCCTCGGAGATCGGCGTCGGGGACGGCACCTCGACCACCACCGGATCGGGATCGGCGACCGGCTCCGCGTCGCCCGGGTCGTCCCACCCGAGCCGCACGTGAGCCAGCCGGTAGGCGAACCGGTCACGCTCGGCGGCGATGGCGCTCACCCCGACGTTGCGGGCGGCCTCCAACGTCGCCCCGGACCCGGTGAACGGCTCCAGCACCGTGCCGCCCGGCGGGCAGAGCAGTCGCACCAGCCACTCCATCAGCCCCAGCGGCTTGACCGTGGGCCAGCCCTTCCCGTCGATCGTCGGGCGCTCCCGCTTGGGGGCCTTGGCCTGGTAGCGGAACGTCGGGAAGTAGCGAGAGGCGCCGCCTTGGCCGCCGTAGCCCTGGTCAACGCTCGCGACCCTCCCGAAACCGCCCTCATAGAGACCGCCCGTCGATGCACCGTTCCGCTTGACCGCGAGCCCGTCGCGCTGTTGCCCGCTCTGCCGGTCCAGTTCCGCCACCTGACACCCGGGCACACACGGCCCCGGCGCCTCGTCCGGGCCGCACCCGGGGTGATGCGCCAGCACAACGTTCGTCGGCCACCGGCCGCCCTGGGCAGGCTCGGACATACCAACCCGGCACGCGTCGACGTTGATCGCGCCGGTGCCGTGTGCGAGCACGGTCGCCGCGACCGTCCCGCCGAGCGGCTTACGCGCGATCAGGATCGGCTCGTGCGCCGGCTTGAGCGCGGTCCCCCACCCGTCCCAGGTGCGGGCGGCGTCGGTGGCGGGAGCGGTGATGTCGCGCACGATCAGCGACGCGTCTCCTGTGACTTTGCTCCGCTCGATCGCCTTGCCGACTTCGAGCGACTTGGGGAACCCGGACCCGTACAGCCACGCCGCGATCCCGTCCCGCATCTCGAACCCAGCCAACCGGATCGACAGCCCCATCAGGTCCACCGTGCGCGACCCGGCGAACACGGCCAGGTGCCCACCGGGCTTGAGCACCCGTAGGCACTCGTCCCACACGGCGGGCGGCGGGACGAACGCGTCCCAGTCCCGGCCCATGAACCCGCGCCCGGTGGGGACGTGGTCGCGGTCCCCGTTCGCCCACGCGGTCAGCGCGGTGACGATCGTGGCGGGCTTGTGCTCGGCCAGCCCGTACGGCGGGTCCGTGATGACACAGTGGACGGAGTCGTCGGGCAGGGTCCGCAGCACCTCCAGGCAGTCCCCGTAGTGCAACGTGACCGTCGGCTCCGGGGTGCCGTCGGTGTTCTCGTGCTCGGTGTCGGTCATGCCGAGGTTCCGTTCTGTGCGGGGGAGCTGCTGGTGGACATGGTGGCCGTCTGTGTGGCCACCCACGAGGCGAGGCGGTCCACGACGTGGCCGAACTTGCCCATGCTGATCACGTCCGAGACGTACCCGGCGGTCGCGTCGTCCGGGATCTCCGCGTTCGGAGCAACGCGACGAGCCATCGCCCGGGCGCCGTTGCCGGTCGGGGACGGCTTGCGGCGCCACGCCGAGCCGGGGTTGAGCAGGTTCGGGGCGGCGGTGTTCTCCATCGCGTACTCCACCACCAGCCGGTAGGCGTCCGACTCGTCGGACAGCGTGCGCCCGATCTCGGTGACGTTCTGGTCCACCGAGGACCAGGTCACCGGGAACCACCGACCGCCCGGCAGTGCCGCGGCCACCACGAGCCCGTCCGGGCGACGCTCGCCCGCGTAGACCTCGGTCGTGCCGTAGGCCGTGGCGTGCCGCGGGTCGGCCGGGTCCGGGATCTGGATCGGCGCGAACAGGTGCCCGGCCGGGGAGCGCAGCAGCCACCCCACCCGGGCGGGATGGGTCGGACGGGCGTTCCGACCGCCGCCCCGCACCTGCAGCGCTCCGGCGTGCCCGGGCGCGGCCGGGCGGATCCATTCCTCGGCCTCGCCGAACAGTTGCCCGCGCACCGTGGCCACCCGACCGGTCACCAGTGCTCGGGCCACCTCCCCCTCGGGGTCCTCGCGCAGCTCGGCCAGCGCCTGGCGCATCAGATCCTTGAGCGTGTCCAGCTCGGCCAGGCGCTTGTGGGCCGCGGCCACCTCGTCGGCACAGACCCGCTCGATACGGCCCAGCTCGTCCAGGGTCATCGCGCCCGAGTGCTCCAGCACCGCCGGGCTCTCCTGGTCGGTGACCGCGGTGGTGTGGTCGAGCACCGGGTGCAGCGCGGCGCGGGCTCGCTCGGGGAACGTGGCCAGCCCCGGCAGGGCCTCGCGCATCCCCTCGGCGGTGACGCTGATCTGCTCCACCGTGTGCTCGGCGCGGGTCTGCACGTCGCGCGCGTCACGGATGTGCGCGGCGATCCGGTCGGCCCGCCCGGCCCGGGCCCGCTCGGAGCGGGACAGCAGCTCGGTGAGCCCCTCGCCGGCCACCGAGTCCAGGACGTCGGCATCGGTCAACGACTCCACGCCGGCCAGCGTGTGCCCGTCGCTGGCCCCGACCACGTCCAGCACGATCGCGCCCGTCTTGCCCGGGCTCGGGCGTAGCGCTCGGCCCACCGACTGTCGAAAGAAGATCCGCGACCGGGTGGGGCGGGCCAGCACGACCGCGTCCATGTCCGGCACGTCGAACCCCTCGGAGATGATCCCGACGTTGCAGAGCCAGCGCGTCGTCCCGGCCCGGAACCGGTCCAGCATCGCCTTGCGCTCGGGCTTGGGGGTCTCGCCGTCCAGGTGCTCGGCGCGCTGGCCCAGCGCGGTCAGCCGGCCGGCCAGCGCCTGGGAGGACGCCACGGTCGGGGCGAACACCGCGCCCTTGCGCCCGGGCAACTCGGAGACCACGGCCTGGGCCACGATGTCGAACGCGCCGGCCTCCTCCATCGCATCGGCCAGCTCGGTCTCCCGGTAGTCCACCGCGCCCGAGCGGCGCGACGTCGGGACATCGGCCAGGTTCAGCCCATCGATCGTGAGGTGGCGCAGATCCGGCGGCACGAGGTAACCGTGACCGGGCGCCACCGGCACCTCGTTGCCCTCGGCGTCGAGCCCGTGGGCGATCAGCCACGAGATGTCCACCGAGGCCACGATCGCCTGCCAGACATCGGAGAAGCTGCGGTGGTCCTCGCGGAACGGGGTGGCGGTCACCCCGAGCGCGCGGGTGTTACCGGAGAACGCGCCCAGCGCGGTGAGCACGGTCGTCCAGGACTGGGCCATCGCGTGGTGCGACTCGTCCACGATCACCAGGCTGGGGTCGGGGAACACGTCGCGGGTGTTCACCGAGGCCAGGGTCTGCACGCTGGTGGCCAGGATGTCCGCCCGACGCCAACGGCGCACCGTGGACGTCCGCTTGGCCGAGCCGTAGGGGCCCGGGGAGCCGATCACCTCCAACACGCGCAAGTCGGGCGCAGCCCGACGAAAGTGTCCGGCGGCCTGCTCCACCAGCTCGCGGCGGTGCGTCAGCAGCACCACCGGCCCGGCGTCCGGATGCGCGGCCAGGTGCCGGCGCGCCACCTCGGCGAACACCACCGACTTACCCCCGCCGGTCGCCATCGAGATGGCCACCCGGGACAGCCCGGCGTCCCAGCCGGTGAAGATCGCATCCAGGAGACGCACCTGGTACGGGCGCAGCGTCGGCCGCGGGGCGTCGCGGTCGGGTTCGGTGCGCGCGTCCTCGGCGATCGTCTCGGCCAGCGCCTCCATGTCGATCGGGCTCACGGCGTCGGCTCCCGTCCGTCGACGAGGGTCGCCAGATAGTCCTCGTACTCCCGGACCATCTCCACGGTCGGCAGGCCGGCCGGAGCGCAGAACTCGGCGCAGTTGCAGAGCAGGTCTCGCGTTCCGTAGTGAGCGCGCATGTGCTCCCGACGGCGGTGCTCGTAGTCGTCGGCGATGCACTCCTCGTCGCAGAACCGCATCCCACCGGGACCCACGAACCCATCCCGCTGGACCCGGTGCAGCCAACCGCCACACCCGGGGCAACCGTCCCCGAGAACGTCCGACTGAGTGCACGCGATGATCCGCGTGCTCACGACGTCCCTGCCATATGACGGAACAGCGGGCGCATGGCGGGCGGGAAGATCGACAAGACTCCGTCCAGGCTGTCCCCGCGGCGGAAGTCGCCATCGGTGCTCTCGGCGTTCTGCCAGGACGCGGTCCAGTGGGGCCGGTCGGCTCGCGGCGCCCACACCATGTAGGTCCGGCCGGTCCGGGTCTCGTGCTCCCATCCAGGGCGGTGCACCTGGTGCAACTCACGCATGGCTCGTCTCACTCTCGTGTCCGTGCGGTCTCTCGGCCCAGCGGCCGAGGTGATGACGATTCTAGCACACTCCAGACGAGTGCAGTACCACCCGAGCCGACCCCAGTGCTACTGTGGCCGACATGCCGCAGACAGTGAACGACTCATCGGGAGAGTGGCTAGGCCGGGAGGCGGCGGCCGCGCATCTGAACATGGCCGTGGCGACGTTCGACCGGCTGGTACGCCAGGGGAAGATCCGCAAGTACCACGCGGCCGGGCTCCGTAAGCCGCTCTACAACCGCACCGAGCTAAACGAGCTGGTACGACCCGCTCAGCAGGTGGAGCAGGGGAACACCCGCTCCGATAACTCCGGGTAGGGGGCCACGTGGTCTAACCTGGTCCGCACTCCGTACCGGGCGACGCTCCCCCTCGTTCCGCCACGGAGAGCCGGAAACACGAAAGCGCCCGACGGTCCCTCTCGGGAAGGGGTCGGGCGCTTCCGTACACGACACCGAGCAATGACGCCATGCGAGGTCAGTATGACACACCCCGAGGCCGACAGAGAACCGCGTGAGTCGGCCGTCACCAGCACGTTCACCGCGGCCGCCACCGAGATCCTGACCCGGCGCGGGCTCACGTGGGACGCCGCGACCGGGCTGGGCATCACCGAGGTACACGAACACACCGAGCTACCCGACGAGCTACGCGCCCACCCGTACGTCACGGTGCCCGGGCTGCTGCTGCGCTGGGACCCGGTCCCGGTGCCCGGCGGGGACCCGGAGCCCGAGCCCGGCTGGCAGTACCGGCCGCACGTGCCGATCGAGACGACCACCCCCGGCGGAGAGCCCGAGGTCCGCAAGTACGTCTGGCCCACCGAGGGTCACGTGGCGCTCGGGCTGGTCCGGCGCGGTACCCGGCGCGACGGGCCGGTGCTCATCGTGGAGGGCTCGTTCCAGTCCCGCGCGGTGGCCCACTACGCCGAGGACGACGTGACCGTCCTGGCCATCGCCGGCTGTGACGCCTGGAGCCGCGACGGGCTGGCCGACGCCGGCCTGGCCATCGTGGACGGACGCGACGTCACCGTGGTGCTCGACGCCGACGCCGGCACCAACCGCAACGTCTACGACGCCGGGGTGGCGCTCGGGCTGGCGTGCGAGGGCTACGGGGCCGAGTCGGTCACGTTCTCCCGGTTGCCGGTGCGCGGGTCCAACGGCGTGGACGACCTGATCGGGCGCACGGTCACCGACGAGGCCCGGCGCACGCTGGTCTCCCGGATCACCGAGATGGCCCGGGCCAAGCCGGCCGACCGGATGCCCAAGCCCCGGGCCCGCGAGCGCTCCGCACTGGGCACCGACGGGGCCGGGCTGCTGGACCCCAACGACACCGCGCTGGCCACCACCTGGGCCGACACCGCGCGGACCCGGTGGCGGTTCCTGCTCGACACCGAGCGGTGGCTGCGCTACCGGATCGGGCGCTGGGAGCCGGTCAGCTCCCGGGCGCCGTACGACGACGTGGCCCGGTTCCTGGTGGACGTCGCCCAGACCTACCGGGCCGCGGCCCAGGGCTCCGACGGGGACCAGGCCCGCGAGCTGGACGACACCGCGCGGATGCTGCTGGGCCACAACAAGATCACCACGGTGCTGGCCCGAGCGGGCGGGCACTCGGACCTGCACGTCGGCCGGGACGAGCTGGACTCGCACCCGACGCTCTGGGTGGCCGGCAACGGCACGGTGGACCTGTTCACCCGCGAGTTCCGCGAACACGACCCGGAGCTACTGCTGACCGTCGGCTCGGACGTGATCTACGACCCCGAGGCCACCTGTCCGCGGTTCGACGCGTTCCTGGACGAGATCCTGCCCGACCCCGAGGTCCGCGCCTACGTGCTGCGCCTGTTCGGGGTGGCGATGCTCGGGGAGGTCCGCGCGGACGCCCAGGTGTTCGCGGTGTTCGTCGGCTCCGGGCGCAACGGCAAGGGCGCGCTGATCCGGACCATGGAACGGCTGTTCGGCGAGATGGCCGTGACGATCGATCCCCGGGCCCTGCAGGAGGCCAAGTTCGAGGCGCACACCCAGGAGATCGCCAAGCTGAACGGGCGCCGGCTGGCCACCGCCCAGGAGCCCGAGGCCGGCAAGGGCTGGAACACCGGGCGGATCAAGTCCTGGACCGGTGGGGACCGGCTGACTGGGCGCCTGATGCGCGAGAACGACGTCACGTTCGACCCGAGCCACACGCTGATCGTCACGGCCAACGACCGCCCGCCGGTGGCCCGCTCGGACTCGGCGTTCTGGATGCGCTACCGGGAGATCCCGTTCACCGTGTCGGTGGAGGGTCACGAGGATCCCACCCTGGAGCGCCACATCGCCGCCCACGAGCTGTCCGGGGTGCTCAACCGGTGCCTGACCGGGCTGGCCGACTACCTCACCCGCGGGCTGGCCGAGCCGGACGCCGTGCTGGCCGCCACGCACGAGGCCCAGGCCGAGTCCGACCACCTGGCCGTGTTCGCCGAGACCCACCTGGTGGTCACCCACGACGAGGACGACCGGCTGTTGGCCTCCGAGGTACACGAGACGTGCCGGAAGTGGTGGGCACAGAACGTGACCACCGAGCGGATGCCGGCCGACCGCGGACGCAACAACTTCACCTCCCAGCTTCAGCGCGTGCTCGGGATCGACCCCCGCCTGGAGAACCCGCGCAAGATCCGCGACGGCTCGTCGATCCGGCTCACCTGGACCGGTCTGCGGTGGCTCAACGGAGGGTCCCCGGACGGTGTTGCCGATATCGCCCCGCTGCCCTCCCCGATATCGGCAACACCGCCGGAGCACCCGGTACCCACGGTGCCGGGTACCTCGGAAGTGTTGCCGATATCGACCTCGGATGTTGCCGACATCGAACCCATATCGGCAACACAGTCGATCATCGAAACCCCTGTTCAGAGCGATTCGGTTGCCGATGTTGCCGATGTTGCCGATATAGACAGGGGAACCCCTCTCACGGAGAACACACACACTCAGATCCGACACGCCGACGACACGCCGAGGACGGAGGTGTGTGTTTCCGGACCGTGGGAGGAAGATGCTCCATATCGGCAACACGGCAACACCGAGGCCCTCCCGGAGGCCGTCCGAGGGCCCGTCGTGGTCGATCTGGAGACCGGGGACGCGGCCTCGGGCTACACCACCGCCGACCCCCGCGGGTTCGTCCGGATCGCCGGCCTGCGCGAGTCCGGGAGCACCGTCGTGCACACCGGTCCGGACGCCGTCACCGACGCGGTGGCCCAGTCACAGCGCGTGATCACGCACAACGGGGTGGCGTTCGATCTGCCGGTCCTGTCCCGCGTCGACCCGCGGGTGGATGTGCTCGCGCTGGCCCGGGCCGGACGGCTGCACGACACGATGATCACCGAGTCGGTGTTGCACCCGGTGCTCAACGAGGGCGGCCGCCCGGGCGAGATCGATCGGGCCATGAAGTGGTTCAAGCTGGACGCGGTGGCCGAGCGCCGGCAGATCCCCGGCAAGATCGACGAGATCGACCGGCTGGCCAAGGTGCACGGCGGCTACGACGCCATCCCCACCGAGGACCCCGAGTACCGGGCGTACTGCGCCGGGGATGTCGACACCACCGCCGCGGTGGCCCGCGCCCAGCTCGCCGAGATCGTCACCTTGCCCGCCGAGCGCCGCGCCTACCTGCTCCGGGAACACCGGGTGCACGCCATCGCCGCGGAGATGGGGATGACCGGGTTCGCGGTGGACCAGCACCTGCTCCAGCGCCGGTTCTGGAGCGGCTACGGGCGCAAGAACGACCTCACCCGGCGCCTGGTGCGCGAGTACGGCATCCCCACCACCAAGGCCGACGGGAAGCCCGCCGACTCGCCAGCGGCCACCAAGGGCGGCCGGGAGGCCATCCTGCGCGCACTGCTGCAGCTCGGGGTGGACCCCGCCGACATCCCGCGCACCAAGGGCGGGCGGGCGTCGTTCTCCGGGGACGGCATCCGGGCGATGGCCGAGACCTATGCCGAGCACCCCAACGGGGAGTCCATCACGGCGCTGTGCGACGTGGTGGCCGACGTCGGGGGTGTGCGGACCGTCTACGGCACCGCGCTGGCCCACACCCACGACGACGGCCGGGTCCATCCGCAGGTGGCCACGTTCCAGGCGTCCGGGCGCTGGAGCGTGCGCAAGCCGGGGTTGACCGTGTTCGGCAAGCGCGGGGGCAAGGTGATCGAGCGCGCGGTGTTCACCGCCACCGACCCGGAGCACGCGCTGTTCGCGATCGACCTGTCCCAGATCGACTCTCGGTCGATCGCGGTGCACTCCCAGGACCCGGCGTACCTGGCACTGTTCGAGCCCGGCTTGGACGCGCACGAGATCGTGGCCCGGATGGTCTGGGGTGACCGGGCCTACGACGCCGAGCCCAAGACGCTGCGCGACCGGGTCAAGGCGATCACCCACGGGCTGCCCTACGGGATGGGTCTGGACAAGCTGGTGGCCACCACCGGAGTGCCCGAGGCCGAGGCCCAGCGGGTGATCAACACGATGAACGAGCGGTTCCCGCGCCTGCAGCAGTGGAAGGACGAGACCCGAGCCATCGGGGAGTCCACCGGCTGGCTGGACAACGGGTTCGGCCGCCTGATGCGGGTGGACCAGAACCGGGCCTACACCCAGGCCGTGGCCCTGATCGGGCAGGGCTGCGCCCGGGACGCCATGGCCGAGTGCCTGTTGCGCCTGCCGGACGACGTGGCCCGGATGCTGCGCGCCCAGGTGCACGACGAGGCCGTGTTCGAGGTGCCCCGGGCCGACGCGCCCGAGCTGGTCCGGGTCATCACCGAGGCTTTCAACTGGGAGCTGGCGCTGCCCGGCAAGGACCGCACCGTGCGGATCGAGGCCGAGGCCGGCCGGCTGGCCCAGCGCTGGTCCGGTTGCTACGGCGCCGAGCACGACCGGGCGGAGGTGTGACGTGCGCCGATAGGCTCAACCCCGCGTAGTCCACCCACACGCTCCCCTGTGGAGGCACCCGATGCCTGGATCCACGTCCCCGACCCGTACCGCGTGCTCGGTCTGCGGGTCCTTGAGCCCCAACGGGCTGACCCTGTGCCGGATCGATGCGGCCTATCTGGCCGACGAGCTGGCCTGGGTCGCCGACCGGGACCTGGCCGAGGACCTGATGACGACGTTCGTCCGAGCCGACCGGATGGGGCCCCAGGCGCGCCGTGCGGGCCACGACAGGCCCCTGCCCTGGTCCGAGCACGGCTCGGCCGCCCTGCGCCACCTGGACGTCGTCCTGGCCACCTGGAGCGGCGCCCTGGACCCGGACCCGGTACCGATCGGGCTGGCCGAGCGGGCACGGGCGATCCGGCGCGCGCTCCCGGCTCTGCGTGCCTCGGCCCAGTCGGACCGGATCTACACCGAGATCATCACCGCGGTGTACGAGGCCCGGGTGGCCGTGGACATCCCGGCCGAGTCCAGCCGGTTCGAGGTGGGCCCGTGCCCGGAGTGGACACCGACCGACGACGACCCGAACCGGCTCACCCACTGCGACGGCACCGTGATGGCCTACATCGGACGCGGGGACACGCCCTCGGTGATGACGTGCCGGGCCTGCCGGACGAGCTGGGGCACCTCGGAGTGGCTGCGCGCGGGTCGGCGGATCCTGCGCCGGATGACCGACCGACCGGCCCGGGCCATCGCGTGAGGAGGCTGGACGACGGGACAATCCTGTTGTCCAGCTCGGAGGTGGTGTCCCTGTTCCGGATTCCCCGAGGGACCGTGCATCGGTGGGCTCACGAGGACGAGTGGAAACGTCACGGTCGTCGGTGTGATCGGCATTGGCCGATGGAGCAGATCCAGGCCAGCTACGATCGGAGACGATCCCACGGCTTGACAAGCTGACCAGGACCGAAGATCCTCCATGTGAACCTGGCCGTAGTGTCGGTGTTCTCACCAAGATGGTTGCTGCGCACGACGAACAGCCCCGCGGACCACTCCCCGCGGGGCTGTTCCATGCTCGGAGGTGGATCGCATGGCCAGGGGCAAGCGCAAGCGCGGAACACCCAAGCCGGGTCGTTCGCGCACCAAGTCCAAGGGCGGGGACCAGCGGTTCAAGGGCCGTGGCAAGCGCCCTGGGCCCAAGCGGGGGAGCAGGAACCGAAAGTGATCATCCTCGGGCTCATCCTGCTGCTGGTCGGCTACTTCATCGGTATCAAGATCCTGTACGTGGCCGGCGGCATCCTGCTCATCATCGGGCTGGTGTTGCTCGTGCTCGGCGGGATCGGTCGCCCGGTGGGTGGACGCCAGTATTGGTTCTAAGGCCCCGGTGTGGCCCGGGTACTAATTCCCAGGGCCCCGAGGCCGGTAGTAATTCGGGGGTGTGTAGCCCATGGTCTCCAGCAGGGGCGGGAAGTACGGATATGTGGTCCGTTCCCGTCACAAGGCGTACCGAGGCATGCGGCGCAAGGGCAAACTGTCCAAGTCCACAGCAGCACGCATCGCCAATGCGGGCAAGACTCGTGCGGCCAGGTCTCGGATGGCACGCAAGGCAGCACGTACCCGTAGGCGCCGAGGCCGATAGGCACACACTCAGGCCGATACTAATTCCTCTCCCCCGTAGAGGAATTAGTATCAGGGCATATGTGTGGTGTAGGGCTGATGTGTTGTGAGGCTGTGGTGGCGGTCCAACACATCAGCCCTATAACACATATCTGTGTAGCACAATAATAGTGATTCCATAGCAGGTAATTAGTGTGCTGATACTAATTAGTGTGCTGATACTAATTACTGTTGATACTAATTAGTGTGCTGATACTAATTACTGTTGATACTAATTAGTGTGCTGGTACTAATTACTGTTGATACTAATTAGTGTGCTGATACTAATTAGTGTGAGGATATTAGTATTGTGTGGTCATATGATTCAGTATCTGATCGTAAGGCTCGATTGCCAAACGATTGGTATCTGAAAGATGGAACACGCAATCGGATCCTTGAGCGTGATGGGCATACGTGCCAATGGCCATATGCGAATCGCATATGTGCTGCACATGCGACACATGTCGACCACAAGCGCTGCGGCACAACAGGATCCGTGCCGGACGACGAGCTATGGGCGCTGTGCACCTCGCACCACACGGCCAAGACAGCATCCGAGGGTGGCCGAGCCAATGCTGAGCGCTACCGTCGCCGACCGCGTCACGTGCGCGAGCACCCAGGGCTGATCGACCCGTGACGGGGGACGGGGGACCCCCTCCCCCGGTACGCACGCCTCCCGGCGGGTTCACGCGCTGACAGTGCGCCGGGGTTTCCCTGGCGGGTCCAGGCGACAGTTTCACCCCGTGACCAGGCGTTACGGGCTAGTTGGTCACCCAGGAGGCGATCATGGGAGAACGCGGGCCGGTCGGCAAGCGGCCGGACATGCGACACGGGCACGGCGCCCAGAACGACCCGTTCGACGAGGTGACCCCGATGGCGGTCACCTGGCGTGAGCCCGGGGACTGGCACGAGGCCGCCGAGGCGTGGTACCTGAGCCTCCAGCAGAGCGCCCAGGCGATCGACTACCAGCAGAGCGACGCCGAGACGGCCTGGGTTCTGGCCGAGGACCTGTCCCGCCACCTGGCGTGGAAGGGCCCGATGGGCGGTAACGCCCTGTCGGCGTTCCTGTCCGGATGCTCGTCCCTGCTGGCCACGGCCGGGGATCGGCGCCGGGCCAAGATGGAGCTGGCCCGCCCGGACGCCGCGGGCGACAGCGCCCGGGACGGCGCGGTGGCCAGCCTGTCCGCGCAACGACGCAAGTCGCGGGGTGCCTGATGACCGACGAGCGCCGGGTCACCCTAGTGATCCACATGGCCGGCGGACACCAGCACCGGCTCCAGGCCTGTCTAGTCTCCAATGCCCAGGCCATCGTGGACGCCATCCGCAGCGCCTGGCGTGGCCACGGCGGGGACCCGGCGGTCCAGTTGTTCGGCTCCCGCCGTGACGTGATCAACGCCCACCAGGTGGCCTGGATCGCCCTGCCGGAGGGCGTCACGTGATCGAACAGGTGCGCTCACCCCGGATCGGGTGTGACCGGATGGACGACCAGGGCGAGTTCTGCCCGGCCCGGCTCCACGGAGCCCCAGGCATGGACGACGCCGAGGTGCGCCTGATCGCCCGAGAGCGCGGCTGGCAGGCCGGTGACGACGAGGGCGCCCCGGATCGGTGCCCGCAGCACGCGGACCGGTCGTGAAGGACCCGCGCCCGGTCGAGCCCGAGGCCCGGCGCGGGCCGGCGTGCACCTGCTGTCGCAAGGGCCGGGTGCGCGTCGGCGTGCGGACCAGCGGCGGTTACCTGGCGGTAGCCTGCCCCGCGTGTGACTGCGTGGAGGCCGCCGAGAACCGCGGCGCGGGTGACCCGCTGGCCTCGGCCCCCAAGGTGCCCCGAGCGACGCCGTGACGCTCACCCCGGACGCTCCCGAGGCGCCGGCCGAGGTGTTCCCGCTCTCGGACACGCTGCCCGAGCACGAGCCCGACCCGATGCGGACGCTGGGCTGGGGCGTGATCCTGTGGGCACACACCTGGCTGGTCCAGCCCGACGGGGACCACGCCGGGGAGCCCTGGCGGTTCACCGACGCCCAGATCCACTTCCTGCTCTGGTACTACGCGATCGACGACGACGGCCGGTTCCTGCACAACCGCGCGGCGATCCGCCGCTCGAAAGGGACTGGCAAGTCACCCTATGTAGCCGCGTTGTCACTGTGCGAGTTGGTGGGGCCGGTCCGGTTCGCCGGATTCGACTCCACCGACGACTCCGCCGGGTTCGAGTTCCTGGTGGGCAAGTCGGTGCCGATGCCCTGGGTGCAGATCGCGGCCACCGCCGAGGCCCAGACCACCAACACCATGTCCATGGTGACCGCGCTCGTGCCGCCCGGGTCGCGGGTGCGGGAGCGGTACGGCCTGGACACCGGCAAGACGCGGGTCTACACCCCCGGCGGGGGCCGCCTGGAGATCATCACGGCGTCCCCGCACGCGGCGGAGGGCGCCCGGCCGACGTTCTGTGTGCTGGACGAGACCGAGTGGTGGCTGGCGTCCAACGGCGGCCACGATCTTGCCAAGGTCATCCGCCGTAACCTCGGCAAGATCGGCGGCCGGTCGATCGAGACGTGCAACGCGTTCGTCCCCGGCCAGGACTCGGTCGCCGAGGCCACGCACGGCGCTTACGTCGCCCAGACCGAGGGCCGCACGGTGCGCCGGAGCCTGCTCTACGACTCCCTGGAAGCCCCGGCCGACACCGATCCCCGGGACCCCGAGTCGCTGCGTCGTGGCTTGCGCCGGGCCTACTCGGGCGCGCCCTGGGTGGACATCGAACGGATCGTCGTCGAGTACCTGGACCCCGGCACCCCGCCGGAGATGGCCGCCCGGTTCTACCTGAACCACATCATCTCTGGCGAGGACGCCTGGATGGACCTGCAGACCTGGCACGCGTGCGGACGCAAGGCCCGCCGCGACCGGGGTGAGGACGAGCCGGCGCCGCTGGCCGACGGGGACCTGGTCACCCTCGGGTTCGACGGGTCGATCCGCGACGACGCCACGGCCCTGGTGGCCGCCCGCATCTCCGACGGGTACCTGGAGCTGATCGGCTGCTGGGAGCGCCCGCCGTACGCCAAGGACTGGCAGGTGGACCGGGTCGCGGTGGACGCGGCGTTCACCCGCGCGATGGAGACCTACGACGTGGCCGCGGTCTACGCCGACCCGGCCCACTGGCAGGACTACCTTGACCGCTGGCAGGCCGAGTGGGGCGACGCGATGCGGCTCAAGGCCAGCGGCTCACGCCCGATGGAGTGGTGGACCGGTGGTGGGCACTCCCGGCGCATGGTGACCGCGCTGGAGCGGTTCCACGAGGCCGCCCAGGACGTTGCGCTGAGCCACGCCGACCAGCCGACGCTCACCCGTCACATCGGCAACGCCCGAGTCCGGCCCACCCGCTCGGGGGACCTGATCGGCAAGCCGTTCCCGCAGAGCCCGGACAAGATCGACGCGTGCATGGCCGCGGTCCTGGCCTACGAGGCCCGCTGTGACGCGGTGGCCGCGGGGATCACCGAGGATCAAGTTTTCGTACCAATCCGGGTATACTAATGAGGTGGAACACGATCTCCGCTGTGCGGAGTGCGATGCCTCGTTTACCGGCCGCCGGTCGGACGCTCGGTTCTGCTCTCATCGGTGCTGGAACCAGAACTACCGACGCCGGGACCCGGAGCAGGATCGCCGGTCGCACGCCCGTCGTCGGGATGATGTCAACGCTCGTCGTCGGACGGCCCGAGCGACCGACCCGGAGCGGCATCGCGCCTACGACCGCGTTCGGCACGAGCGGGACAAGGTCCGGCGGAACGCGCTTCGACGAGCCCGGTACGCCCAGGACCCCGAGCGCCGCCGTCGCGCCGTGGCGGACTGGCGCCGGTCGAACCGGGACATCGTGGCCGAGTTGCTGCGCGTCCAGAAAGCTGTCCGGCGTGGTGCGGAGCGACGACGCGTCACCGCGCGGGACCTGGCCCGGCTACTAGATCGTCACCGCGGCCGGTGCGCGTACTGCGCCGTGCCGGTCGTCCCGGGCACGTCGTTGCACTGGGACCACATCATCCCGATCATTCGGGGTGGACGACACGCGATCGGAAACCTGGCCCCCGCTTGCCCGACGTGCAACACCCGCAAGGGCGCGCTGACGGTCATGGAGTGGCGGATCCGGGTCTACTGAACGAACGAGAGCCCCGACCCGCGGTGCGGATCGGGGCTCGGTGGCCGGTGGGCTACTCGGCGAGGCACTTCCGGCACGTGATCTCGGGGTTGCTCGTCAGCCGGATTCGCGAGGCGCCGGAGCGGCTGGCCGCACCACAGGACACGAACGCCTGTCGGCGGACCACGAACGCGCGGTGTACGGCGCGGCCGGAGCCGATCGTGGCGCGCAAGTTGTCATCGATGTCCTGTCGGGCGGTGCGGGCGGTGTTCTCGGTGGCGGTCATAGGACGACTGTAAACCCTGCCCGACAGTAGTGCAACCCCCAGATACGACGACTCGGAGAGGAGTCCGGTAGCGCGTGATCAACGACGTGGACGTCCCCGAGTCGGACGGCTGGTGGATCCAGCGCCTGGCCGACGCGCTCATGGAGCGCCGCAAGCGCATCCAGCCGCTCTGGGACCGGCACAAGGGCAACCCGCCTTTGCCCGAGCTGGGCTCGCCGGCCGCGTCGCGCAACCGGGAACGGGTCTGGAAAGCGTTCCAGCAGAAGGCCCGGATGAACCTGGCCGAGCTGGTCACCCGCACCGTGGCCGAGCGGCTGGAGCCGATCGGGTGCCGGGTGGAGACCGACCAGGCCACGATCGACTCGGTGGCCGTGGCCACCGGCTCCGCGCGCCAGGTCGGCTCGGCGCTGGCGCCGGTCCCGAACGACACCACCAACGCGCTGGCCCGCCGGATCTGGGCGGCCAACTCCATGGACGTCCAGGCGTCCGAGGTGATCGAGAAAATGCTGGTGATGGGGGAGAGCTACACCATCACCGGACCGCCGCGCACCGACGCGGCCGGCGTCCCGGTCCGCGGCGCCCTGCCGATCATCACCGCCGAGGACCCGCGCTGGGTGATCACCGAGCAGGACCCGGAGATGCCCCAGCGAGTGATCATGGGGCTCAAGCTGTACTACGACCCGATTGCCCAGCGCGATGTCGGGTGGCTCTACCCGCCCGGGCGCGCGGTGAAGTTCGAGCGCACCGGGGACAGCGTGCGCGGAACCTCGTCCCTGGACGTGACCCGGCGCCGGTTCCGGTTCGACCCGCGCCAGTGGGAGATCACCGTGGACCGGGACCTGTCCGGCTCCATCGGTGACCGCTGCGCGGTGGCCCGGTTCGCCAACCACGACTCGGAAGGTGAGTTCGAGAACCACACCGACCACCTGGACCGGGTCAACCACATGCTGCTACAGCGGATCGTGATCGCCACGCTGCAGGCGTTCCGCCAGCGGGCGATCAAGGGTGTGCCGACCAAGGACAAGGACGGCAACCCGATCGACTACTCCGACATCTTCACCAACGACCCCTCGGCGCTGTGGCTGCTGCCGGCTACCGCGGAACTGTGGGAGTCCGGCCAGGTGGACCTCGGGCCGCTACTCACCAGCGTGCGCGACGACGTCCGGGACCTGGCCGCGGTGCTGCGGATGCCGGTCCAGCACTTCATGCCGGACGCGGCCAACGCCTCCGCCGAGGGCGCCAGCTCGGCCAAGGAAGGGCTGATCTTTCGGGCCAAGGACCGGCGAAACCGGTGCTCGTCCGGGTTCGCCGAGGCGTTCTCGCTGGCGTTCGGCTACCTACCCGGCACCGAGGGGGACGACCCGCTCACGATCACCACCCTGTGGTCGCCCATCGAGCGGTTCAGCCTCTCCGAGCGCTACGCCGCGGCCGCCCAGGCGGTCACCGCGGGCCTGCCGTGGGAGTCCCGGATGGTGGACGTGCTGCAGTACGAGCCGGACGACCTGCCGCGGCTGCGCGCGCAGCGCGCGGACGACCTGATATTCGCCCCGGAGACCCCGGCCACGACCGGCACGGGGGCCGCTGGGGGCTCCGCTGCCTCGGCGGGGTCTCCGGGGACCTCGTCCGGCGGGTCGTCGACCTCGTCGGGCTCCGGTTCGTCCGGGGGCTCGGACAGTTCGGGCGGTTCCGGTAGTTCGTCGGGCTCGTCGGGCTCGTGACCAGCCCGGCCCCGCTGGCCGAGGCCCTGGCCGCCCAGGCGGCCTACCAGGCCGCTCCCGCGCTGACCCTGCTCCCCGGCGGTGCGGCCGGGGCCGCGCTGAGTCTGGCCGAGCGCCAGGCCCAGGCGCGGCTCCGGATCGCGTCCACCACGTTGCGCCTGGTTACCGGTGAGTACGCCGCGGTGGCCGACCCGCGTGACCCCGAGGCCATCGCCGCGGCCGCCCGGGCCACGTTCCGGCTGATCCAGGGTGGACAGTCGGCCACGGCCAACTCCACCGCGGCCTACCTGCGCGCGGTGCTGTCCCAGATCACCTCGCGCCACATCGCGGTCACCGCCGCGGTGGCCGGCACGATCGCGCTGGGCGCCACGCTGCGCAAGGTCACCGACCCGGAGAGCGTCTACTACCGGGCGTTCGAGCAGTGGCGCTATGCCCGGTCGATCGGCGCGCCGGAGCCCGAGGCCAAGGCCGCCGGGCTGGACCGGTTGGAGCGCCAGGTGTCCAACGACCTGGGCATGGCGATGCGCTCGGCCGCGTACGAGGTGCTGGACGGCACCGACGAGGCGATCGGCTACCGGCGCCTGGTCCGCCCCGAGATGACCTCCGGCGGGCCGTGCGGGCTCTGCCTGGTGGCCGCGGACCGGCTCTACCGCACCTCCGAACTGATGCCGCTGCACACGCACTGCGCGTGCGACGTGATGCCGGTGACCCGCGAGCACGATCCCGGCCGCGAGCTGAACACCGACGACCTGTTCCGGATCTACGAGGTGGCCGGATCCAACCGCGCCACGGACCTGGCCAAGGTCCGGGTGCGGGTCACCGACCACGGAGAACTGGGCCCGGTCCTGCGGGCTGCGTAGACCCACCACCGTCCGGCCGGGTGCCGGACCGATCGGCCCAGGAGGCCAGTAACCCATGCACATCACGCGCACCTCGGACCTGCTGCTGTCGTTGTTCAATGACGAGGGCGGCTCGGGCGGGGGATCTGGCGGTTCCGGCGGGTCCGGGACCGGCGGCCAGCAGAACGGTTCCACCGGTGGCCAGCAGAACGGCGGCCAGACCGGTGGGTCGGGTGACGGCGCACGCGCCGGGGACCGCGGGGGAGCCGGTGGTGGGACCGGCACCGGCTCCGGCTCGGGCGGCCAGAGCGGCGGAGGCCAGCAGAACACCGACCGGCGCCGCAAGCTGGAGGACTTGGACCGCGACGAGCTGATCGAGATTGCTCGGGGTTACCGCGGGGAGGCCGCCGAGCACCGCACCGGCAAGCGCGAGGTCGAGCAGACCCTGACCGACCTGCAGCGCAAGGTGGCCGCGGCGTTCGGGATCGATGTGGACGGTGACGGCAAGCCGGACCCGGACAAGCTGGCCGCGGACCTGGCCAAGGCCCAGGACACGGCGCGGATGCGCTCGGTCGAGCTGGCGGTCTACCGCACGGCTCCCGAGTCCGGCGCCGATCCGGCCGCGCTGCTGGACTCGCGCACGTTCCTGGACTCGGTGTCCGATCTGGACCCGACCGCCCAGGACTTCACGACCCGCCTCGGGGACAAGGTCACCGAGGCGGTCAAGAACAACCCCCGGCTCTCGGCCGGTGGGGGAACGAACGGATCCGGTGGTCGCCCGGGAGGCGGCATCGGCCAGGGGGGACGCGGACAGCAGTCCGGCCCCGTCGGGGTGGCCGCGGGCCGCGCCTTGCACCAGGAGCGCAAGGGCACCCGCCAGAACGCCACCTCCACCACCTGATTCTGACGAGAGAGGACACACACCATGGATCTCGGGACCACTTCCCGGTCCTGGGGCGTGGACGACACGTCATGGCTGGCCAGCCGCAAGGGTCTCGACACCTGCCGCTCGGTCACGCTGGACATGTCCACGTTCACCAAGGCCACCCACTACCCGGACGGGTTCCTCCCCTCCGGGCTGCCACTGGCCCCGGTCGGTACGGACGGGCTCTACGGCCTGGCCACCGGGTCCGTCGTGGAGGGACACCTGCGCGGTGTCGTGCACGTGCCGGACCCGGCCCCGGCCAAGGCCGGCGCGGCCCTCCAGTGGGAGGGCGTCGTGGACTGCCGGTTCCTGCCGGTGGACCTCACCGCGGCCCAGGCCGCAGCGGCCACGCACATCCGTTACGAGAACGCCCCGACGGCCTGAGAGGAGGACTGAACCATGGCTGATCTCTACGACGAGTTCGTCACCCCGGCCGAGCTGACCGGGTACGGGCGAGCCGAGCTGGACACGCTGAACGAGAACCAGTTCACCCTCTCGCGGTGGCTGCCGAACCAGCAGATCAACGATCTGCGTTACCGGCTGGAGTCCGGGCCCGTGGGCCTGCTGGACGTGGCCGATTACCGGGCGTACAACTCTGAGCCGACGTTCGGCCGGCGTGAGGGCATCCGGGCGATCGAGGGCTCGCTGCCCCCGCTCGGCCGGCAGATGACGCTCAACGAGTACGACCAGCTCATCCTCCGCAACGCGGAGGAGGAGGTGCGCAACCTGCTGCTGCGCGACGCCGCGCGCATCGCGAACACGATGGGTCGGCGGATGGAGGTGGCGCGCGCCCAGGCCATCTTCGAGGCCAAGGTGGACCTGGCCGAGAACGGCCTGTCCCTGACGGTCGACTTCGACCGGGACGCGTCCATGGAGCCGACCCCGGCCGCGCTGCACGACGACGAGGCCGCCGAGGTCCTGGACGAGCTGATCTCGTGGTGCGACGCGTACGAGGCGCTCAACGGCACCCGCCCGGGTGCGATCCTCACCTCGGAGCGCGTGGTGCGCGTGTGGCTGCGTAACCCGCAGATCCTCGGCGCCATCCGCGGGGACGACTCCACCGCCCGGGTCCGCCGGTCGGACCTGGACGACCTGCTGTCCGACGAGACGCTGCCCCCGATCTACACCTACTCGGGCAACGCCACGTTCGCGGACGCCTCGGGCACCCGGGCCACGCGCCGGATCGTGCCGGACCACAAGGTGGCCCTGCTGCCCGCTCCGGGCGGTAGCTCCACCACCGAGGGCGGCCAGCTCGGCGCCACGTTGTGGGGAACCACGATCGAGGCCCAGCTTCCGGACTACGGCGTGGAGGCCGGTGAGGAGGCCGGGATCGTCGTGGCCAGCTTCGTTGAGCGCAAGACGCCGGTCCGGGTCGACACGATCGGTGCGGGCATCGCCCTGCCGGTCGCGGTGGACGCGAACCTGTCGCTCGTGGCCGACGTCCTGGCCCCGGCCGCCTGATGGCCAAGCGCCTGGCGCGGGACGTTCACGTGCGGGACGGACGAGGTGTTCCGCACGTGTTCGGCCCGCACGACGACGTCCCGGACTGGGCTGTGGCCAAGATCAGCAACCCGGCCGCCTGGGCGGACGGTGCGGGGCTCCCCAGCGCACCGTCCGCCCCGGCTCGGGAGCAGCAGCGTCCGACCCGCACCGAGGTGCAGACGACCCCCGAGGCCCAGGCGGCCGCGGGAGCCGACGAGCCTCCGCCCCAGCGCGGGCCGGGCTCGGGCACTGCGGCGTGGCGCGCCTACGCCCAGCGCAAGAACGTGAGCGTGGCCGACGACGCCGACCGTGGCGACATCATCGCGGCCCTGAAGGCCGCGGGGGTCCGAGTCTGATGACCACGCCCGAGACACCGGAACCCTGGACCCCGGTGTCCTACGTGGACGACCTCTACGAGGGGTCGGTCACCGGGCGGGAGGCGCACGTCCAGGCACTGATCAACGTGGCCGAGCGTCGGCTGGTCAAGCTGGTCCGAGACCTGCGTGAGCGGGTCGACAGTGGAGCGGTCGATCTGGCCGACGTGCGCGACGTGGTGGCCCAGGCGGTCATCCGGTACATGCGCAACCCGGCCGGGCTCACCCAGTCCTCCATCACCGAGGGCCCGTGGACCCGCTCGGACAGCTACGCCGCGGCCGCTGCGGCCCAGGCCGGGGTCGGTATCACGTTCACCGAGGACGAGCTGGACGCGCTGCGCGCGCCCGGCGCGCTGCCCGAGGGCATCGGCGT